ACGCCCGCCCAGGACGAGGCGGGTCGCACGCTCTCCAGATCGCTCGAGAACATGCTCCCATCGGTAAAAACTCGTAGTGTAGGCTCGCTCGGGCCCGTGATGCCGAAGGCGCCGAGCGCGGCGTCCTGGAAGTCACGATGCTCGGCGGTCCAGGGCTGTCGCGCGGCCTCGGCGCCGGTCTCGCCGTCGGCTTCGGAGTCCCAGGCCAGCAGCGAGGAGCAGGAGAGGAGGAGGATCCAGATCATCGGGCCTCCAGTCCTGGCATGCAGGTGCGGTCGAGCGCGAAGACCCGCGCGTAGGCATCGAAGGGAGCTCGTTTCTTGGCTCGTAAAACTGGCGCTGGTACTTGGACTTTGTATCGTATTGCTTAATGTAATAAACGGCTTCCTTCCTTTCCTTAACTCATCCACTATTAAAGGAATGACATGCTTTACTTTAATAGCGAGAAGCAACTGATTGACGATATTGAATACCTTGCTGAAATATGGATAGTTATCAACACCCATATTAACAGTTCCCTTCTTAATCCCTGCACTTTCTCCCTCTTTCTTTACCTCTTTATCCAGGGCCTCGATAACCGGCTTGATATGCTGTCTCTGGAAGTCAATTATTTCGTGCATGATCTTGGTGACAGCATCATAGTCCTTGCGTAACTGCTGCCCAAGTTCCGGATTATAGAACATACTACCCTCTTCATCATTGCCAAGAACGTACCAGTTCCTTTCAATGTTCTCCATGTTGAGTTGTCTCCGGGTGAACTGTATGCTCTCTGCAAGCTGTGAGGATATTATTTCCTGTAATGCAGGACCACCATTGACGATGGCGGCTACCAGGTCATCATAGGACATATTTGCCTCTCTCAGCACCGTTTTCATGGCATAGATTGGTAGGTTGTCCGGCCTTTTAGCGAATGTGGCAGACAAATAGACCCCACCCCTCGTTCTCTGTATAAACTCCTTAAAAAAGTTACCCGTGTTACTGGATCCGGAGGCATCATGGCTCTCATCCATGATGAAAATTGCGTTTGGAGCAATATTCAAGAAGAAATCCCTTCTTTTTAGGGCATTACCTTTATCAGTATTGAACTGCGAATATGTTGCCAGGACAAAATTAGTACCCTTCGGAAGCTCTCCTGTCTTTAACATTTGTTCATACTGCTTCTCACTCCAGATAAACATGGCCTCTTCCGTATTAGGCTTGTAGATCTTAGTCTTTTCTCCCTGATCTTCTTTGTTAAGTATGAATGGTATGTAATTCGGCTTGCCTATGTCGAACAGGTCCCGGTACATATCGGTGAATAGATTTGCTGTCTTGGTTATGAACACCGGTATGTATCCATTCTCAATAGCATACGATATCACCCCTGCAGCGATCCTTCCTTTTCCTACACCTGTCTGATCTCCGATAATCGTAGCATCTCCGTTCTCTATATTGAATACGGACATACCAATACCATCAATCTGTGATCCATAAAGCGCGGCAGACAGGTCATCAAGACTGTTGTACTTGAGTTTTTCCATGACATACTGATCTATGTCACCGACCTCTGCCCTTAGTTGCATAAGTGCATCCTCAAGTTGTTGCGCCATTGCACCAGGCACCATCTCGTTTCCGGAAGGTGTTCTGCTCAGTGGCACATACGGAATGACTGCATCTGTCTCCCGGTCTATCAGACCGAGGGATCTTCCAGTACGCTCAATAGGTTCTCTAGGCTGCTCTGGTGGTAGATCTCCTGGACTTGCCGGAGGTTGAACTGCTCCACGATCTCCGGTTTTCCGCTTAAACGGGTTCTCAAGGCCCCGAAGTGGCTTGTCATCTGTGGGCAACGGAGTATCTGGTCCACCTGGGCGGTCAGGCTCGTTTCCGGGACTTGGTTTATGTACATCTCCAGAAGTCGGCTTCTTTGTTTCTCCGGGACGTTCGCTAGGAGGGCCAGGTACCTCTCCCGGAGGGGGCTGTACAGGTCCGATATCTTCTGTATTCTTTGGGATGGATGAATTTCTACCACGAATAATCGTACTGTCTCTTCCGATGGCATCCATCTTGGATTGTAAAATAGCTTTTTCATGTGGGTCTGTCGTTATCTTGATTATTCTGTCATAGAGTTCTGTCCATCCGGGGACAGGATTATCTCTCTCTGTTCTCTGTGGAGCAATACCTTCAAATGCCGGCTTACGGCCATTGATGAGGATCAGTCTGGTGGGATAAGAGGTTCCCATCTTTGAATAAAGCTCACCAGGGATCTGTATTACATCCTCTACATAGAAATTTGAATACAGCCAGTTAAAGAATTTGAGATCTCCCCCGGTCATGTATCCGTCTTTGTCGTATTTCGTATGATCACCTATAATGACTGATGCCTTGCCTTCGTCTGCAAGGTTCTCAAGTGCCATAGCTACCATGTAGTGCGTACCTGAGAGTGTATAAGAATATTTCCCTGCTCCCTTGAAATCCCCTGTAACCTGTAATCCAAACGGAGGATTGGTATTGATGGCATAGAATAGCGGATGGTCAAACTTATCCTTCAGGCTTTCCCTGGCATCGTAGTTACTCGCGCGATATCCCTGCGATACAAGACTACTGAACCGGTTGGGATCAATCTCATTGATGCGGACATTCTTCTGGTTAGCAAAAATCACCAATGCTCCGTGACCACCGGTGGGATCCAGTATTGACTGCACTACATCGGAGTTGGTATAAACTCCCATCATATACCCAAGGGGTACGGGTGTGCTGTATTGCTGTAATTCCTTGACCTGGCTCGTTGCAAACCTGTCCTGTAATGGAAATGTATCATAGAGGGCAACAATGCGGTAGAAACGATCTGAGATCGTCAGAGAGGCATTTTGGGCAATACGTTTTGCCAACATCGTCAGAGCCATTTCTGCCTGATCCCTTATCGTGGTCAGATCCGTGATGCCAAACTCATCTTTGGCCATCCTCTTCAAATCTCCGGCATTGCCAATAGATACCCCATTATTGAGATAATATGCGATCCTGTTGGTGAAGAGATATTTTTTGAGATCTATCAGTTTCTTTTCTCCCTCTTTGATAGCCTCTTCAAGCTGAGTTATCCTTCTGACAATCTTCTCAGGTTTGGTCCTTTTGTCTCCTTTGGCTATTCTCCGGGCCTCTTGACCTATAAATAACAGAAGATCTCTTGGTGCTATTCCCCCAAAGTGATGCTGTAAGAAACGATATGAGCCAATAGCATCCCAATCCATTCCTATATGAGCCATCCATCTCTCTACCTCATTCTCCAGGCGAAGAACATCGGCAAGTAATTCGGCCGGCACGTTTGCCATAATGTACGGCTCCAATGAATCACCAGTGCCATCTGCCTTATCCAACGTAGCAAAGATTGATCCTGATGTTATTCTGACCGGATCCCTTGGAACGAACTGAATCTCTCCATACTTAATCTGTAATTCAAGTTTTCGTTCTTTTACGCATTCTTTAAGGTTCTCCAGATCGTTCTCCAGTGTCAGTCCTCTTGATGGTTTTACCGTTGCCCTGCTCCGGATCCATGTAGCCATATCCGGATCGCCAAGTTTCTCAAACTCCTGGGCAACCTCATCATAAGCCTTTGTTCTCTTCGGATCGTTATACGGCGGTTCCGGGATTACTTCCTTAACACGGCCTTCGGCAATTCCCTTGCGTAAAGTATCCAGCTTTGCATAGGTGAGGGGATTTCCCTCAATAGCCACCACCTTCATCGGGAAGGTTTGCTCTTCTGCAAACAACCCGTCATGGGCCTTGACTTTCTGAAAATACTCTGTCTCTCCCCACTCTTCAACGTGGCGTATCTCTATGGTCATGCCATTGGGTACACGAAACTTCTTCCCTACCACATCGGAGAAATCATCCTCTGGTTCTTCCGGTGCGTTCATCTTGGCCATGAGATTGTCCAGATCTTCTTTTCCAAAACTTCTGACCTTCTGGAATTGTTTGGACATTTTCTCCATAACATCTTCCGGCGCATCCATAGATACTGCACCATATCCCTGTTTGAGAAATGGCATGAGTTTATCCAGGACCGGTGCATCTACTTGAGGAATGATCTGTTCAAGCATATCCTCAAAGTCAGTTATCCCGGCATTGGCAAACTTGCGAACCATGTCCGAAGCGATATTCCGAAGTTGTGTCTTAAGCGCATCGTCCTCACCGCCACTCTCCATGCCAAACCCTGCTGCCGGGGGACCTCCCAAAAGATTAAGGAGATCCTTCATGTCCTTGAGATCCTTGGCTACATCTACTTGCTTTTTGACTGGCTTGGTTGGCCCTTTAACTGGTTTACTCGGGCCTTTAGTCTCAGGAACCGGAGGGCCTCCTGTTGGAGCTTCAGGTTCTTCTCCACCATAGAGTCTGGCTTCTTCTGCTGCCCAGTCTGCTTCAAGTCGTTTTCTGGCTTCATGTTCTTCTGCTATTGCTTGTTTGTATAACTGAATTTCTTTCTCGTCAATGATACCGGCCTTGGCCGCCTCATTTACTGTCTCCAATGTCAGACCACCATACCTCTCAACGAATGTAGTGAATTTGGCATCCTTAATAAGATTGGTGTGTTCTTCGATTGAGACAATTATTTTCGTATCACCATCTCCTTTAAACACCATCTCACCCCTCTGATACATCTGTTTCAGAGCATCCATGAGATACTGGCTGTGCTGTGTGCCTTTTCCGGATAATAAGATCTTTGCCGCTTTTGCAAGACCTACCTCTCCCATAGAAGGTGCATCAATACCATATAAGAACTCCCATGACTTTGCCATAAATCCGACAAAATCCTTCAGTCCGGGTTCTTCTATGGATGTCAGGGTGTCGTATTCTGGCTTTACGCTTATTCTCCTGGCCTTTGAGCCACCTTCATTAAAGACAGTGATCTTCCTTCCCTCAACCTTGAACGTGTAGCCTATCTCATTTGACAGGCTATTTATGCGCGGTATTAGCTTGGACTTGGCACTCTTGCTATTGGTGGAGTTATATTCCTCCATAAGAGAGACAAGTTCATTATTGGCATAGATCCTTCTTGCCTCTTTGTTCTTTGCCTTTTCTGCAAGATCTTTCTCGGTTGTTTTCTTCTCCTCTTCTGTCTCCGGTTTAATTCCACCGGCTTTTTCCCATAACGCAAATTGGCGATCCCATTCCTGTACTGTAATAGGAAATTCCTCGCCTGTTTCCATGTTTCTTACTATCCAACCCTTATCAGTTGTATCTAGTTCAGAGTTCTCAAAATCAATGGTGCGGAATTGCTGTTCTTTCTTTGCTCTGAATAAGATATCTCCATTTGGCTTTTCTTCTAGATCAAAGAACTTCTTTAGTTCCTCAAATATTTTTGGTACTTCTACCTGGTTATTCCGTGACTCCTTCTTTGAAATCAATCCGGCAACATCCTTGGGCAGATTGCCCATTGCGTATTTAATGATGTTAGTGGCCAACCCCTGCTTTTGCTCGTCTGTAACGGTGCTTAATAATCCCATTGAAAGGAACTTCTCTCCGTCAATATCAATGACCGGCTTCTTTAGTGTCAGTGATGATGCCTCTGTCTCACCATCTGGAGTATATACGATGTACTTATAATCGTTCTTACGATCAAGTATGTTTGGCTTATACTGGTCCGGGAACTGTGGCTCTGCGGCAGGCGTTACTTTTGGTGCCTCTTTTTCTGGAGTAATTGTAACGGGTTCCTCTCCCTTGCCAATAAACTCATCAACACTCTTATCGAAGATCTCACCGATGCTCAGATCCTTTATCTCCTTTGTAGGATTGTTAATCTTTCCCCAAGCAAGTTCAACGATGTCGTTTATATCTTCTTGACTGAAATCACCCTTGGCCTTAATACGGCTCTCGATCTCCGGCATTGATTCAAGGATATAATCCTGCAGCTCTTTCTCAAACTTTAAACCTAACTGCTTTTTGGCATATTCGATCTTAGCAATCTCATCCCGGTATGCAGCTCTCTCTTTTCTGCCCTCTCTTCCCTGGAACTTCTCTGCCTGTTTCTCTATATCTGCGATCTGCTTATCATAAGCCTCTGTTTGCTTTGTAAGCGTTTCCTGTGCCTTGACAAGATTACCCAGAAAATCCTTTGCCGGTGTCTCCATGATCTTGCCCGGCTCTCCGTAAGTATATTCCTTTTTGAGTTTTTCCGGAAGTTCAACCGGCTCCATGCCGGCTTTCTTCATCTCGGCTCCCTCTGCCTCCAGTTGCTTTAGCCTCTTCTCTATTTTCGTAGGCTCTGGTGTCTTGACATAGAACGCACCTGTTGACTTTCCAAGTCCTTTTGCGGGTGGAGGCCCTGCCGGTAATGCCTGGAAATCCTTGCCGTAATAACCTTTCTCTGCAAGGACCTCATTGAATACCTGTAATCTCTCGTAATGGTTCTCAAGTCTTAATGCAAGTTCAAGTCTGCTGCCAACTTTATAGTAAATGTCAGCCTTGACATCTTCGGCCAGAGCCTTTACACTCTTGCCTGTCTCGATATCTATCAGATCAAATCCAACTACTGTGCCTCTCTTGGTCTTTAATACTTCATTCACTTCATAATACACATCATCCATCTGAACAACATCCATCGGTTTAACATCTTTTAACGATGATGTTTTCAGAGTAACAAATCCGTCAAATGCCGGATCGTTATTCATGTTCTCCAGCACCTTGATGGCATCCCTGTTGGCATCAACGGCCATTCTGAGAACGCTTACCGGCATTTTTTTGGCATATTCCTCTGTCTCTGCAATCCTTTGCATCTTCAGATCTTTACCAGTGATAGGTTCCTTGGTCATATCCAGCCACCGGTAGAGTTCTTTTGCAGTATCAGTATATCCTTTTTCGTCTGCAGTTCTGGCAGCATTGAATACCTTGGCTCTCATTTTAGGATTGAAATATCCTGTCCAAGATGCGCCTCCGCTTTTACCCCACTTGGCTCCAAGGGGTGCTGTCATGGCTTTTTGGCTCCCGGTAGTCAAGGCTCCCATGCCTCCGAAGAAGATACCATTGACAGTAAGTTCCATCAGGACCCTTTTCGTTACCTCATCGAGATTAGGATAGAGATTATTCATCTCTTCTTTGATCGTGCTATCAGAGAGTAGCGCATTTGCCATCGCTGATGTAGCTAATCCGGCCTCCATACCCACCGTTGCACCTACGGCACTCTTATATGCCATATCAATGAACGGTTGCAGGATATTGCCCCATTTGCCCCTTAATTTGACTTCTGGCAGAAATAGATGTGCGGTATTGATACCGGTCATAAAGCCTGGTGTCATACCCATCATCCCTGTGAAGGCTGCTTCATCTATGGCAGATGAGATAACTAAACCCTTAAGTTTACTCACACTGGTTGGTTTGACCTCGCTGATCACCTTCCATCCGGTAGGCACCGGGTCTGCAAACCTCAATGTTCTGGTAAGAGGCTTACCGGCCTCTTTCAATACAGGGTTCTCAATTATCTTCGTGCCATACCTTAATTTACTGATTAATGGTGCAGACTTCAATACGTTTGTGGCACCACCTATGAGCATAAGCATCGGAAGGTCTGCCATAAGACTTCCGGAAAACGACATGGTTTGCTCAAGGAACCCCGGAGTTATCTGGTCAATCTCTTCGTCTGTCCAGCCTATACCTTCCCTCATGCCAAGTTCACCCATCTTCTGAAGGATAGTCTGCTCCGTTACCCTGCCTGATATTGGTGTTTCTTGTTTGGATATCCCCTTAAGGATTGCATCGCCCATGACCTCAAACTGATATTTGGCATCCTTCTTAATGTCCATAGGGCCTTCGTTGGCATAGTACATCCTAGATGCAGCTTCAAACATAGCTGTCTTTTCGTACTTCATCTTTTGGGCGTTCTCCATTGCCGGAGAGATTGGGGCCGGCCTAAACCCTACTGTCCGGGCAGCCTGTTGTGGATCAGCATAGGGTGTTGATGCTTCTTTATACTGTTTTTCAAGCCTTGCATATTCCTCATCCCAAAACTTCTTCTCAACAAACGCATCATTGACGATCTGGTGCAGCCTTTCCTTATCTGAAGGATTACTCGTTATTGATCCAGTAATGTTTTTATCAGTATCAATACTCTCATTAAAATCATTGATTTCTTTTTCAAGGTCTTTCTGCACCTTGATAAGATCAATCTGGGCCTTTTTCCACTCATCTACCTCCGGACTGGTGGCGATTAATGCTCCCTTCAAAGAGTCCTGTGCGGCCTTCCTCAGTTCCTCGACTTCAGCATAAGCCTCCATCAACTGATCCTGTTTGAGATCGAGTTGTTCTTTCTTCTTTGATAATGGATGGTCCGGTGATGATGCTATTGCACCATTGCGGAGTTGCTCCATGTACTTATTGATAAGAGCCAACTGATCTGCATCGGCCTCTGTCTCCGGCTGTAATTTCCTCTGGCCGGTAACGGGGTCAATGAACGTGCCTGGTTTGGCATCTTTGACATAAGGTTGTGCTTCCTGTTGTACTGCCTGTTCGAGTTTTATGGGATCCCATTTCTCCTTTAACTTATCAACCATGCTTCTGTTGGCAGTATAATGAAGCATGTCCAGTAACCGGTTACGGTCCTCTTTCGGAATACCCTGCTCCTTAAGGTATTTCTCAACCTTCTTCTTTTCTCCAAACCCTTCGGTCAGGACATATTGTTCGGGATTGGTCTTGATATAGTTATAGTCCGGATGCTCAAGCAATTTGGGGATTACTCCGGCTATCTTTTCTTCATTTGCGCGGACTGCCTGAAATGCTTCCGCGGACTTATTGAGATAAGTATCACTGATTACCGGCTTGATTGCGTCTTGCCGGGCATAGAATTGATCGTAGATTTGCGATTTGTCCACAAAATCTGGATAATCCAGTTCCGGAACGACTGGCTCTTGTTCTTTTTTTTTTGACAGACTGAGTTTAGCGATATTACTATCAATGAACTTTTGCCTTAATTCCTTGATGGTGTTTACATCTTTAAGGCCCATCTCATTATAATAGGGTGTTGAGATACTGTCAAAAAACTTCCCAAGAGTATTGCGCTGACTTACTGAGTCCTGGCGATATAACCGTTCATCAGCAAAGAACTGGTCCTTATCTCTCTGGTAAAGGTCTTTTTTTACCTTAAGAACATCAGGAGTATAATCTTGTGTCGGCTGATCAACCGGAAGCTCCGGTGCCGCCACTTCTTCTTTTTTGCGCTTTTTATCCATGTCTATTGTTCAAGGGCCTTGAATAGATCCTCGGTGGTTTTCGTTTTATCCTCAAACAAATTATTGATTTTGGACGTACTATTCAACTGTGTCTCCATATCATTGATGTACTTGTCATACGGGGTCCAATCTTGCTTATTCTCTTTTGCTGCCGTAAAGAGATCCTGTTTTACCTCATCATAAGGTACAATGGATGTTTCTGTATAAGACTGCGTTCTTCCAGAGGAATCTGGCATGTAAATATTGAATTGATCTCCCAACGATGCTGCCTGTCCTTCCTTGACCTGTTTGTACGACAATCCAAAGTGAATGTATGGTTTGTACTGTATCTGGTGAGGCGGAGCCATGCCCTGTTCCCTGGCACTGGCGTTCTCAAGTCTTATCTGCTCAAGAACATGCAATGGTATCCTCTCACCTGGCTTGATTGTCTCGGTAATCATCTCCGTACCCCTGGGATCCTTGACCTTTATTGCCATTGCTTTTGTGGCAACCGGGTACATGTTTGCCTCTACCGGAACTGCCGGGATTGCCTTGCCCTTGCCTTCTACCTGGCCGGTGATAGCATTTATGTTATTGGCAGAACCCATGATAGTTATGTTCTTAAACCCAAAGGTTGCTGCAATAGGTATGCGTCCAACACCCTCATAGGGTACAACTTTGTCACCACTCTTGCTTGATGTGTTGTAGTAGATATCCCTGACCTGCGGTTGGACAGGGTAATTGCCCGTAGTATCTTTCTCTGGAATACCATAGCCGGCTCCCATACCCCCTGTTCCGGAAATCCCCTGCTCATAACCTTTCTTTACCGGATATTCTGGACCGTAATTCTGCATGATCCAATCCTCTTTGTTCATCACTCCCTTTTCCGGATCGGCCTCAAACATCTTATCTACGGCATTCTTTATGTTTGTAGGTGCGGCCTTATATGCCTTGAGGATACCGGCTTTTGCTCTTGCAGGATCAACACCTTCCCAGGTTGACTTGCCCCATTTACCAGTAGTCTCGTCAATAATAAATCTACTGACGGTCTTATCTGTGCCAGGAACAAATTTCGGTATAGCCGCTTGAAAATATTTACCGGCATCCACCGGCCTTGCCTTACCAACAATAAGTTCTTTTGACAACGGACTTCTTCCAAGAACGCCACCCTCTGCTTTCATCCATTTATCAATCTGTTCCTGTGTTGCATTAATGTCAATGTCTCTCTCTTCTTCTGGTTTCCCGGCCTGTTGATTTATTATTTTTTCAACATCGCCAATCGTTGCTTTCTCCTGCTGCCAGACATCGTGTTTCTGTTTAATGTCTGCCAACTTTGTTCTGAATGCTTTTGCAATCTTCCTCTCTGCTCCGCTGGAAGGATCGTAGATGTTATATCCTTTACTTCCAAGTTCTACATATTGATCTTTAAGATTTTCAAGTTCACCACTTATCTCATCATAGCCCTGCTGATCTTCCCATCCCTTGATGTCAAGGTCAATGAGTTTCTTCCCGGCCTCAAAGTCCTTATCTCTTTTTTCCTTGAGTGCCTGACCATATTGTAGCCTTTCAAGCCGTACTCTTTGTACTGCCTGTACCGGATCGTATGATGATGGCCCGAAAAATGGTGCCGCTACAAAGCCGGGATCTATTTTACCGTTTGCCATTTCTATTAATTATTTAATTCCGAAAGCCGGAACATTAAGTGTTGTATTTTGCTTTTTGGTAATCTGAGCAATAATATCTGCCAAGTCTTTCTCGGAAACTGCTGATCCTCCTGTCCCTTTTCCTAATAATGAGGAAAGGATGTCCGTATTCTGCGTGGCAGTAGCAACGCCCCCGATATTCTTTACTGCCGCCATGACGTTCTGCCCACCGGACTCTCTCAATGCCTGTGCTGCCTGTGCTGCCTGTAAGTATGGCATTTCCTTATTCCAGTAGTCAACTCGTCTTTCTTCCTGATAAACTGGTCCCTGCAGAACATCCATGTACTGACCCTGTGCCTGGTATCTCTGCTGTGCTGCCTGTGCTGCCATCTGAGTATAGTTCTTTTGCTGACCAAGAACAAGTTTATCGAGCAATCCATAAGCCTCTGCACCGGATCCAAGTTGTGATGCTGCCCTCAGTCCTGATGCGGTTGCTCCGGCAATCTCATTGCGATAGATCTCCCCTCCGGGAATATCCTGGTCAAGTTGACGGGCATAGGCATATCCCTGAAGGTCCTTTATGGACTGTGAGGTTGTTGCTTTTGGTCGGGGATATTGCTCTTCAAGTTTATCTGCCTTCTTCTCCTGAAACGCACCCCAGATACCTTGTACTGCGGATGTCGCTGCCCCTATTAATGCTGCTATTGTTACTGGATCCATGATATTGTCTTTTTAGCCACTTCTTTCACTGTCTGTTGATAAAACTATTACTGAGTAAATCCTTACTTTTTCATCGTGTTCCTCCGTTCTCAATCTTACATAGCAATATCTTCCTCTTATCTCTCTCCCGTTCATCGTCCTGGCGTTCATTGTTGCAAAGTTACCAGGACTATTCTCATCCTTGAGTATTCTGCCATAATAAATGCCCTCCGACTTATTCCAAACAGCAACATACGTTTCCATAAGCACATAAGAGGCTTCATAGGGAATTAGGATATATCTGCTATTGCAATCAAACTGATGATCGGCATAGACGGCTAGAGAATTGAAAACCTTATTCTTTTCAGGATTGACATTGCTGACAAACTGAACATCACCTACCGTTGGAACCTTTGCCCATTCAAGCCAACCCTGTCCCTCATCCACATTCATTATGTAAAGTTTCTGACGATACATGTGGGCAAACCATATTCCCAGATGAACATAAGATTCTGTCTGTTGATCTATCCTGGTTATCCACCGGCCATGATGTTCGCTGAAGATCGCTCCCCAGACTACTCCGTTCATGTTCCAGTTAACCCAGATCTCATTATGCTCTACATTGGCACCAGAATTAACCAGTAATAAGCGAGATCCACCTTGAAGCGTTATCCATGCTGAAAGATCCCGGAACCATCTCTTCATCTTATAGTCAGAGATAGGTAGTTGTCCATTGGGTGCTGAACGTATGTATTTACCTTCGCTATTATCCCAATAATACAAGTTCCTATCATTAACCAAAACACTGTCCGGGTGCTGGCAGCCATAATTTGTTGACTCTTCCCTTGATGTGCCAAGAAGATTCTGAACCAAAGTGTAATTGCTTAATCCTCCATCGGCACTGAATGTCTGCACCCTGTTGATATAGATGCTTGTTTCTTTGTACATCTGAAGGACCTTGAGAGTAAATCCTATTTCTCTCAATGCAGTTATGTCTCCATTCTTTCTTGGTAAATCAACAAAGTCATTATACATGAATAGGGCAATATTGTTTACCTGAGTACCCTCAAGCAGTCTGCCTCCGTTTCTTATTCTCTCATGCAATGCTACCTGTTGCTGACTCACATCCCATAAGAATGGCCAACCCTGAGAGGTTAAGGCTGTCTGAAGATCCCACCAGTCACTCGGAGCAATGCTTTCTGCATAAAATGGCACTACGTTTACCGTTCCGGATTCATAGTTCAGTCTGAAATACTTCCAGCAATCATTGGCTGTATTAAATATCTGTGCCTTTGTTGTGGTATTTCCATAAAGATCTATTACTTGGTCTATGTCTCCTTTATGATATTTATTGCCATTTGCGTCAATACCTATCTCAAAGACCATCCCTGTACCATAGAATATGGTTGTTCCCAGACCTTTTCGTGGCCTATAAACTTCTACGAGAATATCATTTGCACCCTCAACCCATTCCGTAGGGGCATTTACGGCCTGTACGATAAGCCACTCGCCTCCAACCGCATCACCATACATGGTACTGGTTCTCTCAATCTCATAATCGAAGTTTTCCTCAAATTCCGTAACATCACCAGAACCAGTATCTATTGTGCCGATAAGCCTTAATCTATCTCCATGCTCCCATATATAGTCAGGAACTTTCCATCGGAGATTATTAATTCTTGTTTCATCCAAGGTATCCTGAATCATTACTGCCCATCTGTCATGAGTAAGATCCTTGATGTCATTGATCCTAATCTGAAGGAAATAATCCATAGATATATTTCCGGAATAAACAATCTCGTAAGTTGTTGCCCAATCCGGGGGCCGGTGATTTATGTTAAAAGTGAGATAAGCAATAGTTGTTGTAAGAACATCCGGTAATCCATTTGGATTACCTTTCATATACCAGGGCAAATAAATATCGAAGTCATCTGTCTTAATGACTGAGCATCTTCTTGCTATTTCATCTTTATATACAAGTCCAAAGCCATGAACTGCACCATACTTCAATACTGGATACTTTGTGACAGTTCCATAAGAAGTGTAATATGCGCTAACCTCATAGCCATAATCCGGGAAAACATCAGTAAAGTTTCCTTCGCTTGGTGGTGGAAATGTATGATAAACTCTATCTAATGGCCAGAAATCAAGCCAGAATGGATATACAACCGGATCTGCATCTGAAGTTACTCTTGAGGGTCCCCAATTAGGATGAGCCAACATTGCAGCGTTTAGACCTACCGTCACATCATACCAGTTGTCTCCTGCTTGGGCCACATAAGATACAATATATGCGATGTCATTCTTTGTATCATCAACTCTTAGATAATAAACATCACCGGAAGTAACAGGATTTGGTATAAGAACATGGGCGGAGACATAAAATCGAGTGTTTCTTGTTATTTCTCCTCCTGGCGTTGGATCCCAAGAATATGGAGGTTTTCTTTGTGAAATATAAACATCCAGATTAATCGTGGTAAAATCTACTGATATGTCCGAATAATCAACATCAACCGACATATCTGGCTTAATAGTATCATACCCTTCAGTTATCTTTCCAAATACAACCGCATTGCCGGATATCAACTCCATGTGTCCAGCTTTTATTGGCACATAGGTAAAGGGTATGGCTATCGCTTCGGCAGCGATTTGTTCTTTAATCCTGTCGTTGTAAAACTTTATGTCAATATCTTGATTATGTCCGTAAAGCATCTGACATTTAACTTACATAGATTATCCCAAGTGAGTTCCATTCTATCGTTGAAGTGCCGTTTGTGACAATCTGGTTAGTGGTAAAATCAATGATACATCTTATTGGAGATGTTGACAAACTTCCTCCTACAAACGCATAGACACATCCATAGCGGTAACTTAGTGTTGCCGAAGGACCTATAACAACATTGGCCGCATCGAGGAAAGCATTGTTCCCATCATAGGATTGCACTCTTCCGGTAATAGGCATACCTTCTACTGGATAAGGTCCACTGGCTGCGATCCTCCTGTCTACAACACCACTCTGTCCTGCGAATTGGTGTTGTGCGGGATCGGGTGTATATTGGTCATTAAGAAGCATAAGTCTTAAATCTTCTGCTACCCAGGCATCAACTATTGCCTTTTTTACAAATCTTGGTACTACGCTTGCCATGATATTTCGTTTTTAATTAATTCAAAGGTTCTGTCCATAAAAGTATTGTTAAAGTATCACCTGGAGATGATGCAACTGTCATATTTACTGAGAATGGTCCATTAGATTCCATGTTATTCATCTCAATGTAAGTCGGGGTAACGCCATAAACATATCCGGAATTATTTCTTCTAATCATTATTCTCAAATTCAATAACGCACCTTCGCCAAATTGTGAGTGCCAGGGAATACAATCAAATACAACCAATGTTGATCCTACTGCATTATAAGCATTATACTCATCAATATACATGTGAGTTTCACTTGGATGATTAATAACATTAACAGATATTGGTAGCGGTGCAGCTCCCTGGGTTACGGTTAATAAGACGTTATTCAAATAAGGAGTATTATCCTCTATCGTAATTACACCGGTCCTCTCTGCTCCGTTGTTCTGAGAATTTGGGTATAATGCCAGTGTTGTTCCGGAAGCGATCTGGCCTCCTTCCAGTACCTCTACCGCATCATCGTCATTCCAGACAGTCATCCATGCCGGTATATCCCTGACAAACATCGGTATTGTTGGAACTGAATGGGTAATAGTTGTTTCATACTTGATACCGACTCCGGGTGCGCCAATATATTCAAATGCTCCTATGGACGGTATCGCGTTCCAACCATAGCCATCTCCGTCATAACCATTGGCACCGCCCAGGTTAATCCCGGCATTTCTTAGATCTGAACCAGTTTCTAGGTGCAAAAAATCTAGCTTCGGCAAACTACCATCACTTTGTCTTACACCATCTAGGACTGAATCTATAAGACTTTTAAAATCCGCATCTGTAACTGTAACTACACCATTCCATGAATTATGGTCATTGGTTGCTCCGGCTGCTACTACGGCATTAACATTACTGTTTGAATATGCAATATTGTTTCTTAGGATATTTGCGATACCAAGTGGTCTGTTAAATTCAAAGCCGTTATAATTTCCAAAGGCCACATTGTTATATAACCACATGATGCAACTGAAATCTGCCGTATTCTGGTCAAATCCATTAACCATATTTCTAACAGCCAATGAATTTTTTACGGTTCTCAGATGTTCGGTTGCATGGTCAGTAAAGCAAGGTCCTAGTTTAAATCCATTGCCATCAGCCCCACCACCATAAGGAGTTATTCCTTCATCACTATACCCATTCCAAAACGCCCAGCATCTATCTATCTCAATATACCCATCGTGGTCAAAGAAATCCCATCCATCATCACAGCAACACCATGCCCTACACCCATAGAAATATAGAAATGTAGAGGTATCTCCACCTGTCGCATTAAATCCGTTTGCATTTTCATAGTTGTGATAAGGATCTGCAAGGTGATGAGCATCACAGTTTCTCCAAGTAATATGATGTGATTGGTTCACTACAAAACCATATCCACCAAGATGGTCCGCATCGCATAATTCGATAGTACAATAAGTACATGTTGTATGGAATATTCCCGACACTCCTCCTGTCTGCAATGCTGTCTGTGCTAGTCCTGTTACTCTTAATCCCTTAATATTTAGATAGTCACAACTATAAACATAGAGTGCAATGATGTATGTATAAGTCGGAACTACATTATCAAGATTTAATACTGGAGATTCGTCAGGATAATTTAAAATATTGATTGGATTTAATGCTGTACCATGAAGATGATGCCATCTGCTAAATGCGGATGCTGAATTGGCATAGGTCGTTCTGTAAATACCTCCTCTGATATATGCTAGATCTCCGGCAACCATTACGTCATCCAATCTCTCCCATGTTTTAAATGGTGAATTAAATGATCCATCATTAGTATCACTTCCCCAGTTTGCTACATAATAATCTGCACCAATATCTGTTGCTGAACCATATATCCTGGCTCCGACCTGCCATGTCCCATCCTGATTTTGATAATCAGTTAGTCTATCAAGATCCCAAGTAGCACCCAACGCTAAACCAGTAAGATATGTTGTTCCAAGGTTTACTCCATAATTCAATCTTGCGCGTGGAACGAAAGTGATGGTATCAAAGAAATTTGGATTTATAACAACCGAATGAGTATCATAACCTAATGCCCTCCATTGCGCCCAAGTATATATTGAACCCAGATAATTGAATGATGGAAGATTATCTCCTTCTTCGCACCAATATATGTTGTAGTCACACTCAAATCCCGTCAGACAGCCGGCATTGCCTACCCAGATACTATTAATCCCTTTATAGACTGTGTAAAAGATATTGTTCTTAATTTTTGCACCGGACGCTGAACCAACGGGACTTATATCTGAATTTTCATAAACCTCTACTAGAGATCTGTTACAAACTGCACTGGTAAGTGAACTGTAAAGGGTGTTGTTATAAATCTTAATCCCATTCATTCCCTTAACAACTATCCCTGGCTTTCCGTTCTTGACGATATTGTACGCAACCATCCCGGATGTATCCGTCATGCCATTGCTCTTGCGTACAATGCCCATTGGCACTCCGTCAAGATAATTGTATTTTACATGGACATTAATGTTGTATCCGGTAAATATTCCGTGCGTAATGATACTTAATGAGGGTGTTCCTCCCCAGACTAACTTGTTTCCGTAAATAAGCGCACCATCGAGATTGTTATTATAAGCATTGACATTCTCATCTCCAGAGCATAGCATATATCCCTGAGTATTTAAAGAAGAAATGAAGTTTCTCCTATAAATAAGATCAGTATCCGTAAGTCTGGGGATATTAACTCCTGTCCAGACCGGGGTATCTGTATTAATGGTTGATGTGCCTTCTATGAGTAATTGAGCCATTGCTTAAGTATCATCAAATTCATCATAATCCCATTCAAATTCATCTTCTGTTGCCAGTAGAAACATGTTTATTGGCGTAGATGTCGGTGTGCCTAATGCCAGTCCCAAAAAAGCTGGTAAGGAAATTCCACTACCCGTTACAATCGGGAGAGGAATTGTAATAACCAGAGTTGTTAATTCTGTCTGTAAAAGCGTATTGGTTTCATAGGCCCTCTCTTCAGCACTAAACTTATCAATTTCTTCAACCAAAAACCATGTTGACGGATCCTGACTGCTCCTGCCGATGATCTTGATCTTCCTGACCTCCTCTGTCCCGGTGTTTACCCTAATCTTAAGATAATTGTTTAGTGAAATAACCTCTGTGGCCAATCCTGTTGCTATCTCTTCCTCTCCGTTGGGCATTGCCACTATACAGGCCGGAGAATAGGTACTCTCTCTCCAGTCCATGTAAACATAGTTATACGCAAACTGAAAGAGAGTCTGTCTTAAGTTATTAATTTTTCGTGTATCATCAGTCTGATATTCAACTGTAGGAGCAAGTTTGGGTGGCATTGGGGCAAAGTAAAAATTCTCCACCTTCATGGTGTAATAGCAATCTTCTACCATACAAAGTCTGGTCCAATATGCTGTCCATGCAATAGGATTATAACCGATGTTAGATATCACGCATTTGTACATGTATTTGCCTTCCGAAATGATCTGGTTCTCATAGTAATAAATATCATCAGTCCATTCGGTAATGCTTGTGTTTTGACCATATCCTATGCCGTGATAATATGAGGTCTTTGCTCTCTCAATGTCTATCTGGTAGATCGGGTTCAGGTTATCAGTCCATATTATCTTTCCATTGATAATTCTGGCATTATAGATTTTATAATCCTCGTCAAAACCTATTGAATTTGCAGCATCATAATAGACAACATTTTGCGCCCTGGTGTCTATGTCCACTTCTATTATCCATGCTGCATGATAATAATTATCAATGTAGAAGAGATATAATTTCCTATTCTCCGGATCAACACATTTACCATTTAGCAAAATGTTTGAGACATACGAATCAACTTCCGGAAACGGACCGGGAGATGACCGTAATAACCTCACAGATAGATAGTGAGATTTTAAAGCAAAAGAATTTATTGCTTCTCCACTATTATGTGCCAGGTCTATTGTCTGTACAAGTTGTCCCATTTTTATGGTGTATCGCCCCAGAATATGTCAAGTAAAAATGCTTCCGCAAGTAACTCTATCTGAGCATCTGTTAATACAATTCCCGATTTAATTATTCCTATTGCTGTAATTTCATACGGTGGACTATCGGAATATCTGACAACCGTTCTATGATAATTAAAGTCAACGAGATCTCCAGTAGTCACTTGTTCCTGTACTCCGGCACCGGTAAACCATAAGTTGTCCTCGTCATCCAATATAAAGTCAGGAGAACTTTCTAGTACAAATAATGAGCCTGAAGAATATGGAATATAATTGGTTGCAAAATCTCTCACCAGGATTGCTATTCTTCTTCCGTCTGTTGCACTTATTAAGTGATCGCTTTCTATTTCTCCAATCCACAGGAAATCTAAGAGATCTATTACGCTTCCCCAGGCCAGAAGATTTATCAGAACGATTGCATCTTGAGTTATAAGATGATAGTAAGATGTCATGCCGGATCCATCTGGTGCTGCATTGGTCCCTGACAAGTCTAGCCTATCACCAAGTCTCCATTCCCCTACTCCCGTAACCGCATCAAATGTTGTAAGGAATAAACTAACGCTGGTAGATATAAGGTTATTGTTTAAGAAATCATAGTTCCGTTGGCCTGCAACATCTGTACCCCATGTCGCATAAGGAGTAACCGAGTCCAGAAGATTTTCAGATGCGTTAAGTATCCTAAGTTTTGGTAATGATGCCGGTAATGTGAGGATTAGTAATTCATTATTCCGCAAATCGAGTATTTCAAGATCTGCAATAGTGAGAGTATTGACAATAAAATTGATTAATGAATTATCATTTGCAATAAAGGACTGCCACAAAACTGTTCCTGTCGGGAATACGATATTATTAATGTTATTATTGGAAATATCAATCGTTCCAAATCTTGATAGGTAAGTCATACTTATCGCAATCAGATTATTATTGGAGATATCAAACTTACCTGCGTTGGTTCTCCATGTATATGGAACTGATATTGCCGTTAATAGATTGTCTGATAGATCTATCTCTGCATAATCTGTCAATGATCCAAATTTCCATGTTTGTAGTGAAATACTTGTTAATAAATTTGAGGACAGATCAATTTTCTCAAGACTTGTACAAACAGGAGATATTGTGATACTCGTTATTTCTACTTCATCTGCGACAATAGATTTAAGATGTGAGCAGTTATAAATATTAATGGTTCCACCACCGGCCAGATAGGTGTGTTTAATTGCTATTGGCACATCATCAAGAAAATACATCTGGCCAACACCATCTCCCCAATCTATATATATAAATCCATCTCCGGTTAATGTCATTTCAAATTCACCGTCAATGGATGTTACTATAACTACATGTATCAAAATACTCGGTACAATTTCATCATATAACCAAAATTGAGTTCTGGTCTTTAGTAACTCATAACCAAAATCTCCATATTTCCCTGCTCCAAGTGCCGAAAAACCGTATGAGTCAACTGCATCTGTGTTTGGAGCCAGCCACCGGACTTCGCCAGGTACTTTTAGTTTGCCTCCGGCTGTTGCCTGTCCTCCAAGATGATTGAATAAGATAAGCCAGTCTGCCAGTGATGCTATCTTCCATCCATCAGGACAGAATCCCGGTTGGTGGATCATCTGCCAATTATAGAGGCCGCCATAAATATCCCTGTTTGCCTCAATATCTCCATAAACCTTTGATCCGAAATAATTCCTGGCATAGTTCTTCTTCATCCAGGTCTGGGTGCCTATTGTTACACTCTCATATCCTTCATAGACAAACCCTCCTCCAATAGAACCTCCATAATAAGTTGGTAGAATAGCGTCAATAATCAGTTCTACCTCACCCTGTAATGTCTCCATAATACCAATGCCCTGCTGCTCCTCGCTTGAGGCAACGCGCATGTTTAAGGCATCGGTATATTCGCCTGGCTGAAGATCGGCAGGGTTATCGTCCTTATTAAGACCTATGTTAAACCTATGGAGGTCCTTGTTCTGCATTATCTCTTCGGTGTTTGCCTTGAGGTACTGAACAACATCTGCCTGTACTCTTCTGCCGTAAAGATATCTTGGAAGTCACGAAGCATCGCTACTGCCTTGTCGTGATTGTCTTCTCTCCTTGCCTTCTCTGCCTGTGATATTCGCGGATCATTCTCTACCATCTGCCAGAGAATATACGTCCTCACTGCCGGCTCTGCTTCTCTGGGTATGGTCGTGGATCCGGTCAGGTTCACTCCGGATGAGATATATTCAAGGACGATATAATTGTCCGTGATGGTGCCTGTAAAGGCGAATGTGCGTCTTTCTCTGTCAAACCGGTATGAAGCATCACTGATACCGCCAGACATCCCGTAAAGGCCTCCTACGAACTGGCCGCATCGGATATGATCTGAGAAATAGACCAATGATGAAGCATCTGTCGTGTCATTTGCATCTGTGTTGCTGAAATTCTCAAGTCCGTCTGTTGATGTCCTGGGGAGAAGGATCTTATCGTGACGATGAATCACCTTCAGTTTCCCATTGGACGGAATACCCACTTTCAGCCAGTCAACAAAGTCTGCCGGCAGAGATACAACCTTACTCGTTGGATCCACGTTTATATAGACAACCTCAATATTATCAAGATGCCAGAGATTGAGTTCGGTATAACCTTCGATAGCCAGTTGCATCAAATGGAAATAATCCCTCATTGTGTAGTCTTTTACCCTGTTCAGGGTTGACATCACAACCTTTCTCAGACTGACTACCCCTGCTATTTTTGGTGCTGCTATACTCATCTCTCAACTTATTGATTAGGCCTGTTGGCGTTCATGTCGTTTACCGTATCCTCCGGCAGTTTTGCCCTTAACAACTCGATGACCTGTTTTACAAGCAGATCTTCCTGTCCTGATGGCATTGCTACATCATCATAATCATCAATCTGATCCAGAGGAACGATCATCTTTACGTTAAAATATGTTAAGGTTGGTGGTGCTATGTATAATGATATCGGAATATGATCGCATTTGAGAATATGCGTTTCAATGCCGGCTCCCGTGTCGTTCTGTTCCAACCGGAAATATGGCGTTGTGTCTGTGGTATAAACTTCCAACTCGCTGAAGATAGGTATTGCGCCACTTTCAAGGTAGGCAAAGGCTATGTTTTCATTTGTTGCAGATGACACCTGCCGGATCCCCATATTGTTTGGTAATTGTATTGGTGGGTAGGGAAGTCTTAAATTGCCTGTCAAGAAACCTCCGACAACTGCATCATTATACAGAGCAAGTGAGTAAGTTCTTGTCCAGGCATCCAGTTGACTATAATCGCTGAACTTTTTACCATTAAGCCATGTCATATAGACGGCCTGATTATAGGCTATCTCCAGATGTTTCTTAATGATCTCCGGATGGTATTGTGATAACATATCATCCGGCAGTTCTGATGCCAGGAAGTCAGAAACAAGTTCAACGAGATTGATCTTTTTCATTTCTTCTTAGATTTCTCAATTTTGCGACCACCGATATCAATCATCTTCTTACCGGCACTCGTCATCACATTTGACTTGAAAGTAGGCTTACCGGCCTTTCTAGCGGTCAGTCTGCCACCCATGTAGGCTTTCATGCCCGTATCAACGAGCCTCTTGCCTCTCTGGTACTGTTTTGTTTTATCTGGCATGATTACTTCTTTTTTGGTGTTTTACCCTGTGTCCAACCGCCTCCCTTTTTTCTCTTAATTCCCGTGCTTGATGAGCATATTGCATAAGCGGAGGATTTGCTTCTGCCCTGTGCCTGTACTTTGCTTACACATCTTTCTAGTTTCTTTGGCATCTCTTTTAGTTTTAAATACCTTGTTGAATTTTCGTATTAGCGTACTGGACGATATCTGCCTCACGGAGATTAACGCCCATGTATTCAAGTATCATCCTTACAAGGTCCATGTGTTCGTCCTGGGGCCACTCAAACTCTGTTGACGATGCGGCATTATAGGTGATGTAACCCTCAAACTGATTATATTCAAAGATAGGTTCTACCGGCCACCGCCAGTATGCAAAGTCAACGGCTGTAATTGTTATCGGATAGATCTGTATGCCGGTGCTACGCATGATACCTATCGGATACATTGTGGTAGGTGCTTTTGTATAATTGCCTCTCCGCGCTGTTCCTTCTGTCTCCCGAAGGATCTCCACCTGTCTAGGTACAGGGATGGACACACCGTCAATGGTAGTGTCCCTATTATACGTTATCTGGTCCCTGTGAGCATAGTCAGACGGATATGGGAGTAACCCTGCCACGCATGCTGTATTTGACAAGAACATCTTGAATGCCTTCATGTCATCAGCGTTCTTCAGAGTTATTTCTACAAATTCTCTGGGAATCGGTCTGCCAGGTTGGTATTCTGCCGGAAGTCCAAACTTCTTCTTATACTTGTCAATGTTGACAACCTTTATCAACTGTCTGAACCGATCAGGACCCCAGATGTTTCCTGCATAGTCCTTATTCAGAATTAACTCTACCAACTCATACATCTCGAATAAGGTCATCGTCTTTAGTATTGAATGAATATTTCACCTTCCTTGAAAAACATCTTACCCGTCTTTAGCGGTATGTTTACCGTATCTCCTGAGATAACGTACCCTTTCTCATAAAAGATCGTCATTCCCCCTTCATACACCCTCGCCCCCTGTTGCCAATACATACCATTCTGTCTTACCAAAGGTACATCTTTCCCAACCTCCCAATGAGCATTAGCAGCAATACCCATATTAAACTCAGTCCAGGTTCCCCATTCCACTCTCCATGATGGTACCAAACTTTCTGTATCAATAAAGTATGGATCTCTTAACTGAGAATGAGTATCATATCCGTGTTCTCTCCACTGGGTTAATGTATGTCTCACTCCGGCAATAGTAAAGATCGGTTCTCCTGCCTCACACCAATAAACATTATAGTCACATTCAAATCCCTGTAAACAATCTTCTTCCATTACGTTGATATTAATAATCTGTCTTTTGGTATAGAAGATATTGTTCTTGATCTTTGTGTTATGTGCCCTGCCGAATGCGTCAGGATGACCGGAGGATGTGTCGGTGTTCATGTAAACATCAATCAGACCGCGCCAGGTTCCGATGCCTGGACCAACATATACCGAATCTTCGCTATAAAAGGTATTATTATAAATCCTTACTCCGTTCATTCCTTTAACTACAACGCCAACGGCAGGAGGATTACGAATGATATTGTAAGCCACTACCCCGGAAGTATCAGTCAATCCATTTGACTTACGAACAATACCCATTGGAACGTAATTGAGATAATTATACATGATCCTTGCGTCCGTATTATATCCTGTAAATATCCCATGAGTAATTGTATTGGCATTCTGATCTCCGGTCCAGTTGAACTTGTTACCAATTATCTGTTCACCACGAAGATTATTGGTATATCCTGACGGCACTTCATATCCTGCTTCCAGCATATACCCGTTTTTGTTACAGGTCTGAACATAGTTGTTCTTAAAGGTGAAAGTCGTAGGAACGGTTTTTGGAAAGACTACCCCATATCCTACATCGCAGTTGATGGTATCAATCTTTGTCTGTCCTTCAATGGTCAAAACAACTTGCGCCGATAAAATCGGCGGCAATAATAACATTATGAATATCAGCCACTTCATTTTATTGTGAATGTATCATTATCGCTAACCCATGTAATCACTCTTCCACCATATCCGGTAGTGGCATGTGCAGGAGAGGTCCATGTCAGCATCATCTTTTCATTATATTGATTATCTGATCTCAGACTGTCCGGTACTGAACTCCAATCATAATTGGCATCAAAAAATGCCTCTTGCTCCGCTACCATTTTGTCTGCCTGATCGTACATATTATTTATCTTGATCCAATTATCAGCAAGTAAATCTCCGGTAGGAGTAATTACGGGTGGTTGTGAATCTTTTGCTGTTACCGTAAAACTAACTTCACTAAAATTATTAAATGCGTCCGTCGCTCTAATCACTACCGTAACCACAGGATTTGTAATGCTCAAAATAGTGCCAGGAGCCGGTGTCTGAACCACGCTCTTAATGCTACAATTATCGGTCACAATAACCATTGGTACATAGTTAGGTAGTGGAGCTTCACAATTTGCCCCAACCATAACATACTGTGGAGGTATCTGCGAAAGCAGACATGTACAACTGCTTGCAAGAAGCATAACCGCAAAAAGAATTGTTAGTTTTTTCATTATCTTATCGTATTATTAGTTTGAATTTTGGTGGAAGAATTGTTCTTAATAAATCCATTGCCTTGGTGCTATCCTGTACGTCTATGTTTCCGTCATTGTTTATGTCAAAAAACTTTAATCCTACAAGGATACATCCAAGGGTATCAACTTTTCTCAGGTCTTTCATAATGGCTCTTTCCAGTAGCATTTTTTCAGATGCGTAGTTGCCAATATGAATGATTATATTAGACCGGTTTGGTACATCCTTTACAAGAAAACATATTCCAAATTTCTGAGAATGTATGCGTTCGCACTCGTATTCACCTGGGGGGATGCAGGAAATATCTTTGTGATTTTCAAGGTACGGCAGTTCCAGGCTCTTGACCTGGGCAACTACCGTATCCTCGTCAATCACCAAGAAACAGCCTTGTGTCTGCTTCTCAAGATAAGATCTGCCAATTACTGCGAACATTATACAGGCTCGCTTTGCTTAAAGAATATCCCGATCAATGCAACAACCCCGGCAATTACCGATGAAATAAGGGGTAAGGCCTGTGAAGATTGTTCGGGTGTAACAATGCCGAAACCTACAAGAACTGCAAACACAAGTGCGATAATTGATAATACTGTCTGCATCCAAGTTGCAGACCATTCTCTTTTTGTACTTTTTGCTTTCATAATTTAACTTTTAAGTGAATACTAATCTATTTTGAAGATCAATGTTTCCTTCTATTGTAGGATGTTGATCGAAGTTTTTATTTGGAAGGTAAAGACACACCTGTTCAAACCATTTGCGATAAGTAAAGTTCCTGTCCAGACAGTTCCAGAAATAGAATGAAAACGCACCGTTAAAAACTCCGTTAATTTCCGCATCGGCAGAAGTTTCATTCTCTGCACAGGCAGAAAAAATAATAACGTCACCCATAGGATGTATTGCCTTTTTTATCCTGTTGTATGAAGGCAAACATTTTTTTGGAGGCATAAAACGAGCCTTGCTATTCAATGCTCTTGGCTTATTCCCTGAGAAGCAACTGTCGAGAATTAATACGAAAGTAACACCTTGGGGAATGTCTTTTAGCAATTCTTCAGTTTCATCGTCAATGAAGTTCCCGTCATAAAGATAAAGTGTTTCGTCCACGCCGTCAGGCTCATCCCCGTGAACATCCTTCACATAACTTCCGTGACCGCTGTAAGCGACTATTATTATGTCACCAGAAACAGCGTTTTGTTTTGCATAAAGCACTTGATCTCTGAGTGTGCGCCTTGTTACATCACTATCCTTAAACGGTCTTATCTGAAAGTCGGGTATTTGACTTGCTGCCAGCAGCATATCATTATTACATCCGTTCAGATCGTTTTTTGAGCCTTTGTAGTCGTTAATTGATAGCAATATTGCGACCTTATTTGAGTGTTCCCACGCTATCGGTTTTCTTTTGAAGCACATTATTTTAACGCATTAACAATATTCCATAACTCGCGCAGTCCAAAATAGTCCAGTAACCCTACGATAATCGCCACCGATCCAATAAATATCAACAATAACGCCCACCAATTCTTTTTCATCCATTGGTAAGGTTTGTGGCTTCCGGTTTTAACGTGTTCTTTAAACTCTAGAACAACTTCTGCCCTCTTGTTGCTTTCTCTCTGTAACTCCGCGACAGTGCCGTTCAGTTCTTTAAGATGTTCCTTTATGTCTTTAAGATCTTTGTTTGTTATCCATGCAGTTGCCGCAAGATCTTTATGCACACCCTTTATGCCGTCTGTTATAGCATTACGGATATCATTATGAGCATTTAGATTGTTTAATTGAATGTCCTCTACGGCTTTAAATATAAGAGTTAGATCTGCCATTTATATCGCTTGATTAATTGTGTACCAATATTCAAATCCATCATATAGAAAAACAACAATGTTTACAACGCCGGCTGTCTCTACATAGGCGAATGAACTGTTAGATTTACGAAATCCATTGAAGACTGGTATGTGTGTTCCATCTCCAATCAGTCTATAAATTGCCCCAAAACCGGGAATAGGTGTTAACACTATGCTTGGCGCGAGCGTGTCGTTTGTAATTAATGTATGTTCACAAACAGTACATCCTCTATTAAATGGAATAGCTACATTATATGATGCTGTCTGTGCATATAAATCGCCAAAATTATTTGCCAATTTTGCTGTTAGAGCTACACCATTATCTCCTACTAATACCGTTTGATTTGCCATATTCTATTTGCTTATGTTAATAACTCTAGTGTTGCCGATAATGCGTTTGTGAGTTCATAAGATAATTCATTCTGAGTAATCCATAAAACATCTTTATCCTCATTATAAGATATTAATGTTGTAGTTGAAGATTCATAAGTTCCTGTTCCACAAACAAATTCGTATGTCAACGTACTTGGATTAATCCTTAAAACTGAAGGCACAACTGTTTCACCCCCTCCGTTAACATAAGATATTCTATTTCTAATTCCACTAAATATTATGCCATTGCTTGTTATTGCATGGTTATCTTTCATTTTATAATTTGAATACCAATCACCAAATCCAGTTTTAGCATCTACCGCATTAGTGGCACATGGAATAAGTAACTTATCAAACTCGGTAAAATCTATAAATCCAAAAGGCATTCGGGCTATAAGTGTTGATTTGTGAATAATATATATTGGAATACACCAATAACCGCCACTGAGTTCTACCGTTATATCTGAAGAAACTAAGTATTCTTGATAAAACATTATGTAATCTCCGCATAATACCAGTCTTCCAAAATATTGTCTTCCAAGCCATGCGGCATCTCGTATTTCAATATTAAAATATATTGATTTGTTATTAAGATCACTCGCGCTGACAACACTTCTTATATCAACAATCTTTACTATTGGATATTGGTTTATAAGATCTTCGGTTCCTGTGTGTAAAACTCCAAGACTATCAGCAAATGAACAATTCATCATTGCACGAATCTCTGTTCTAAATAGTCCAATAAATAAATAATCACCATCATTTCCAAGACCAGACTGCATAAATTGGTCACTCGATTTTAATAATGTAATCAATCTGTCCCTTGCCTCATTATCGCTTTCACCAGACTCTTTATAGATATTAATCCAACTTAAAACCGCTGTCTCTACGGCTGCATTAGAGTAGTTAGCACCCGTTAATCCAAGTTGATTATACCTTAGATCATAAGAATAGGCAAAATTTATATCATAGGCACAATCAATTTTTGTATCAACCAAAATCCCTGTACCCAGATAATTTAACCAATCAATAACGCCAAATACTATTCCGTCCATATAAGAAAGTTGTCTTCGATGTTGTGCTGTATAGTATAATAATGGACTATTAAGAGACATAAAAGTCATATCCAATACGGAAATTGTTTGTTTCTTAATATTTGCTCCGGATGTATTAAGGCCATTTATGAAATCTACTATTATTATTGTACCTGGATAACCAATCAATATTAAATATCTATCATTTACCAATAAACTTGATTCTATACTAATAGGATTGGGTAGGTATGTTTTTTCCGTAAGATCATTAAGATTATAAATAAGTAATGGCTCATATCTGGTTCCGATAACTAAAACAATGTCCTCAACTTCGTAAACATTTTCAGGATATCCATAAATAGCAGTTAAATTATTTAATTCAGTTATTCTTACGAAGATGTGATTAATGTCATTAAAACTTTTTATCTCGGCAGTATAAATATTTTGATTTAGTTCTTTAATATCTATAGCTAAATAAAGAATATCAAAAACATTCAAATATTCAAAATCCTCATAATCATAATAATTGTCTTCATCGGTTAAGTCTAATATTTCTATTGTTCCTCCCTTATCTGTATCATTTAACTCTCTTATAAGAAATCCTAGCGGGTTAGTGTCTGGATCATAATAAAAAGAAGGATCACTAGTATCTACATAAACAAACTTACTTCCATACGGCTGGATTGCATGATCTCCTCTAGGAAAGCATTCATTCCCTTGATAATCCTCTATTATTGCCATCCATGTATCACTATCATCATATCCATATTGATTATGGAAATTGCATAGATAATATGATACACTAGCACTATTTTCAAAATAATAATCTTCTCTTGTAATTATTCCTCTTGTAATATGATTAAATCTATGTTTATCTAGTAGGTCGGGATGGAGGAAATCACCTGTCTCTCTGTCAATATAGTGAGCATACATAGGTCTGGAAATACCCTCATAAGATGCCATCATCAGATATTTATTAACCTGGGCGGCACCAAAACCATAAAATAAACCTACTGCCCACCAATTTTCATCATACGACGCTTCACTAGTAAATACTGTTGTACAATTATGTGGTACTGCCGACAAGCTAGTAAATGATTCAATATCCGTAATATGTGAACCCATGTCTAAGGCCTCATACGGAGAGTCGGTGTTTGATACAAGTATAAAAGCATTAATAATATTATTTAAGTCGGCAAGGCACCATCTATCCTCTCCGGAATAATAACATCTATAAAATACACGAAGATAAATACTTGCTGTTCCTTCATTTATTTTACTATCATCTTCATGTACATAAATTCTGTCAAATTTTATAGTAGTACCTGATGTTCCTACAAGTTGAGGCAGTGTGGCATTTGCAATAATAGTAGCCTTGATATTATCAAACAACATATCATTTGCTCCAGATCCGTGCGTAGAGGCTTTAATGTACTTGCCAGTAAAAATTGACAATGCAAACGTAAATGTAAATTTTATTCCAAATTTTCGTACAGCAACTCTTTCAAGTTCCTCGTCCGTATTATCAAAAACATATTTCCATTGGTTTTCAACAACGGAATACTCACCTATGCTTGGACTATTAGTCCACCCATGCAGAGGAATTATCAAATTCCCATCTTCAGAAATACCCGTTGATTGATATGTGCCGCGACGAGGCTCTATAAAATTAAATAAATACGGAGAACCGATGCCCCACCCATACGGCCTATCGTACGTTGAATTTTTAAGTACATCTAAGAGAGTAAGTTCAAATTTCTCGTTTTTAGTAAAATCCCAAATGTAAATAGTTGGGTCAAAAGTCCCGTTTTGTGGTGCTATAAAATTTCCTAATAGATTACTATTATGAAGATTATATATTGCCTCATTTTCACTAGATCTAACTGGCACTGTAAAAAGTTTTGGAAAAAGTGAATCTGGAAAAATAGTGAAATATTGACCATTTGAAAGTTGAATAACGCAGACATACCTACCATTAAAATCGTATAAATTAACCGCAGAAATTCCAAGTGATAATAATAGTTTATAACTCATATTATTTGCGTTATATTGATAATTCCTAATTCGTCAAGTTTTACCACATTAAAAGTAAGAATAGATGCTGTTGTTAGCGTTGTATATCTCTGTGTTAAACCATCAATGTAAGTATTACCATCCTGACAAACTGTTTCTATGTTTGTATGGTCATAGTTAATATACCAATAAAATATTATATCAAACAGATTATTAATAGCATAATTAAAATTAGCTTGGAAATGGATTTTTACATTAAAATTACATGGAGCAGTAAGGTTAGTAAGTCTAATATTTAAAATCTTATGTCTAAGCGATTGAGCAAAATTAGTTTGGCGATAAATAATATCATAATGTAATTTTGATGGATAGTAGTTTGGTATAATTATATTTAGTTCAGTAAGTTCCGGATAAATCATCATATTGCTTCCAAAATAATGACTAATCACCGGGGATATAATAAAAGGTTCTAGATCAAAACACAATATCTTTCCGTATGCAAGGTTTCTTTTTATTTCTCCATCAATATAAACAGTATCTCCGGGCATAGTGATTAATAACTTATCCTGTGGTGCTGTTATGGTAAAAGTCCTTGGATCTAATACATTGAAGAGAGTTAAGTTTGGCTCAATAGGTAATGAAATTATGTCAACCTGGGCCTCAATAGAATAGGTTTCAATACTTATCCCATTGAAAAAGGTATAATATACTACATTACCCGCAAGGACCGATTTGCCCGGATAATATTCACGAGTACCGCTTACTAACCAGTTTTTGAGAAGTATGCTCATTTATAATAATCCCCCATCTACTATGATCCAAAGATCATCCGCTATAAGAGACGCTCTTGCCGCTTGGCCACCTCCTGCGACTGAATACTTACTAGCAATTTGAAATGTTAATGAGTTTGCAACATCTCCTGCTGCCCATGCAATAAGTGTTGCGTCATAATTAGTAGAAGTTCCTGGTAGATTAATATCAGATGTAACGGAAACTATGTTTGAGAGATTTGTTGCAGATGCAAGAGAAAATCCTGCCAATGACTGTTTAAAACTAGTGCAAAACCTAAGCATAGATGTAAAATCGGTCACTAGAGATGTATTAAAATGCAATACACTACCATTAAATAATGCACAAAACTGGAACATCCTATTCATATCGGTCACATGGGACGTATTTGGATTATCAATATAATTAGCTGTTAAATTAAGGCAGCCATTAAAAACTGAAACCGTTGTTGACCACTTAATATTCCCCCATTGATCAAGACTAGTTGGCTTTGCACGGTCGGTTCCAGTTTCCGCATAAGCAAAACATGAAAGAGAACCCCTTATCTTCACCTGGTAGATTCCTGGTGCAGCATAAACATGTGTTTTTGTCCCTGTTGTGGTAAATGTTTCTTCACCGCCTCCAGCACCCCAGTCAATATAATAATTTCCTGCGTCTTTAGCGGTAACGGGTAAAATAAAGGTATTGTTTGCGCTACCAGGCAGAGCAGTGTTAATAGTCATCTTAAAATAGGTGTCAATGATATTGCTCTCAATACTTTCTATCACACCATTATATGCTACTACATAGAAATAATATAACTCTCCTGCGGTTAATCCTGTGGCAGTATAAGTATTAACATTTGCGAGCGTAGTTCCTTTCTCAATATAATTTAATCCACCATCCGTAGAGATGTAAATACGATAACCTGTTTCGCTTGAAGAAAGGTCTGTCCAAGATAAATCTACCTCCGTATCTCTATAAACTATGGCATAAAGATCTATTGGTCCAAAGAAAGCTGTTACTGTAAAATTGACAAAACTAGATGCCTGATCTCCAGAAATATTTTTAATGGGATTTAAAGCCGGCCTAGTATAACTAACTGAGATAACACCTACATCACTAAATGGAACTGTTGTAGTAAGTGTAACTACTGCACCGAGAATGTTAACACTCCCAATGGTTTTTCCGGCAATAACAAATGCCGTTGTTGCAGGTATGCTTGTTATATCAAGAATCTGATCAAAAGTTATATTAACTTTATCTAAATCTGTATTGGCTATCTCAGCAGATAAAGGATAAGGTCCTGATACAATAGTCCTATTGGCCTTTATGCGGCCACTTGATAGTATTCCCATTTCACTTATTCCTATTTGTTTGAGTCCCATGACCGGTTATTTTAAGAACCAGACCTTGAAGAGTCCCAATGTAGGGACCAGCTTTGTGTATCTACCTTCAAAGATGCAGTATTGAGGATATGTGTAACCGAGATATTTTGGGTTTACAACCCTAGATACGCCTGGTCTGCCGCCTTTTGCAATGACGTACTCCTCCTCCATCTCGTCCATCGTATCGCCATTCTCATCAAGACACATAAATGCCGTGACTATTTTTCCAGTAAAATCGTGTGCTGCCGGGGAGATGATGTCCCATACTTCGGGTGTTCCTGCTCCTCCATTGCCTATTGCAACGTCATTTTTGTTTGTCTGAAAGCCACTCATGGTAGTCTATTTTTTTGTTAAAGTTATAAAAAGCATCAAATATAAAGACAGCGGATGTGCTATTATCCGCTGCCAACAATTTCTATATGAAAGAACATGGTTGTATTTATACAACCGCTTTCGCTCTCTTCGTTTTTCCAATAAGATCCACTGTCTCCTGAAATTCCTTGTTTCCCATGTAGTAATCATACATGGCATCGTTGGGATCCGCTGACGGAGGAACCTTTATTATCTTGGTGGCCTTCTTGCCTTCCTCAAGCCAGAGCCATTCCTTCTTCACCACATCGTATTTAAGGTATCCCTTATCAACGATCTCCTGTATCTTTCCCCTGATGACGATCAGTTCTTCCATATTCGTCATCTCCATGAACTTCTGATGACCGTGTTGCGGGTCACGCATGACCTGGTGTTCTATGGCCATCTTTACCTGGGCAAAGGTGAGGTTATCAACATTCTTGATGAAATAGGCTTTGGCCAGTGCCCTTAATCTCTCTTCTGAAAGTCCAAAGTCTTTGTTCCAGATCATTGTCTTTACACCTGAGATCAGGGATTCTCTTTCTGCCTTTCTCTCTGCATCCGTGATCAGGTCCTCAAACATGAACTTGATAGTTTTGCCCTGGTTCTCTCCACCCTTGCAATACTGTGACTTGGTGTAAAGGAACCACACCAACTCGATATCCGTTTCCTCAAACGGTCTGCGGCCATTAAAACGAAAGTTCTTTGGTGTATATTTTTTCAGTCCGTGTTCTTTGATGATCACGTTCTCTGCATATCTCCACTGATCTGTGCCTAACTTTGTCTTGACTGTTGCTGTCAACGGCCAGGACATTGAGTTTGGTTTATCCGGGAGTTTATTCTGCTTTGATCTGCTCGGAACAATACGTTCCGGAGGGTAGATAATTGTCAACGGCCACTTTCCATGAAAGCGTTCATTGATTGTTTTCACATCTGTTGGTGCCAACTTGTACGGTTCTTCATTCTTGTATAACATAGCCTTTAAGTATTGGTTTAAAAAATCAAAAAGGAGAGAGGTTTTTAAGCCTCTCACCTTTTATGTTAAAGTTAGACTTCCATCAAAACGAACTGGTTGCCTCCACGGAAATGCGCTCCAATATGCGCACGCATGTAGGTGTACCTGCTGTCAAACTCAGTTACCTTCAGTCCTTCACCGGCACCGCCAACCTGCCAGACTTCCATCCTGCGGTTGTACTTGCCAAGGCCACGATAGCGGCATCCAATAGATGACACCATGTTGCCAGATACAGGATCCTTACGTTTGTTGATAGGCATCCAGATACCCATTCTCGGAGCCTCATAACCTGTGGCACCGTAAAGTTTTGGGTTATTGAATACGCCCATCCTCTTCATAAGGAACGTCCTCTCGGACTTCGTGAGGTAGGTGAAGTTCACTGAAGCACTCAGAGCTTCGTTGTTGTTGAAAAGAACACTGTTGGTGGCCTGTTTCGTATAATTGATATTGGTGTTTGCGAAATACGTTACAAGTCCATTCTCAATGTCCTGATGGAGAGATATACCCAAAAGACCAAGGATGTAGTTTCCTGCATGTTCACGGTCCAGGGTATTATCCATTTCATCAAATTCGTCAACATCAAATGCTCCTTGAGCATAGGTCTGCTCGTTCCCTACTCGTCTGATGTAAGGAATCATACCTTCAGTGGTCTTTATTGGCCGGCCCGTGTCCGGGTCTATCAGTCCTGCGTTGGTAGTGATCTTGTTCCACAGCAATGCTCCGTCAATTTTCAGAGCCATGCGATAGTCAATATCTACCTGTCCAAGAAAATAGTATGCAGGGATAGCCTGTCCACGACTGGTCACGTTGAACCATGTCTGGTTGACCATTTCTGTTCCGGTGTAACCGATGGTTTCCTTGATGATCTGAGCCACGTTGTCATACCTCCAAACGCCACGAATGGCACCATCTGGCTGACCTGACCCTTCTGACCATGCATCTGTGAAAATCACAAGTTCTTCACCTGCGGCAAGAGCCGGGAACTGGTCTGATACCTCGTTAGGCTCAACGGTAAGAACCGGTGCGCCAGGAACGGTAGTGTCAATGTCAATGATCGAACCCGGAACTTCATTTGGGAATAGGATCTGATCCCAAAGTCTTGGATAGAAGTTATTATTCACATCAAGGTCCTGTGCATCCAGGGTGAAGGAGATAGGATCTCCTACAGCCGGTTGTACAACGGGATCAAGGACATGTATAATCTCATGTATCCTGTTCTCTTCCCAATGTCCGTATTCGTCAAGTGATACCTGTTCCTCAAATCCCATTGATCTGAGTAACTGGAAATACGATGCTCCCTGATCGCCAAAGCGACTGAAAAGCACGTTCAGATTCTCCGGTTTATGAATATCAAATCCGGATACAATGTCTGAGGCATATATTTGTGCGATTGCTTCTGGTCCCATTTTATAGGATGTTAATTGTTAAACATAAATATTTGCCTCTCACTCTACTGTTATCTCCGGTCCATCTCAGCCTGGAATGCCTTCTTCTTGGCCTCTTCTTCTTCGTTTATGTCTCCACGATCTACGAGAGGCTGATCATCACCGCCCAATTTTGATGGGTTGTGATAATACTTTAAACTTTCCTCTTTTGTCAGACTTCTTGCCTTCTCAAAAATAGCATGATTGGCAAGTGCTTCATTTCTGGCCTTGATTTCAGAATACATAAATCTTGCTATTATGTCAATGTTTTTCTCATTAGCTTCCATCTGGTTGCTGATAGCAAAATCCAATGCGTCTTTCTGAACGGCCTTTAATGTTTCAGGGGGTACAACAAAGTTTATAATAGGTTCTTTGCTGTTCGGCAGGAAATAGGGTATCGTAGATAACTTCTCTCCCATTGCCTTGTTTGCCCTGTCCCAGATAGTGTTTGCCTGGGTAGTCTGTTCTGGAGTCCATTGAATGATCTTTGGCTGCTCTGGTTCCGGTTCGGGGATAGTCAATTTCCCCTTTAATGCTAGAAGCATTGCTTTAGCCTTGGCTCCCTCTTGGGCAAGGCCAATTTTGTTTACTTCCAGATCTTCTTCGTCCACTTGTGAAGGATCCACATTATAGGTTTTCTCTATATGCTTGCGAAGTTGTGGCTCCTTTACTATGAGTTCCGGGTTTTCCAACTGTCTTGCCAGGATAATTGCGTTCATGTAGTCCATGTTCGCAATGTCAGATCCGTGCAAGCGGTTGAATACATCAAAACTCTTGATGCCTGTCGTTCTTACAAACTCGTTGAACAAAGCCACATCATCGTTTGCAAAGTTCGATTTCGGTTTTGTCGCAAGTTTGCCGGAGAGATCGTTCTTCTCTGCGGTAAGTGCGTCAACCTGTTGTCTCAACTGGTCGGCCTCTTTAAGTCTTTCAGGAATATTGATTTTTTTCAACTCTTCAACTGATGAAAACTGATCACCGAAAATCTCTTTCAGTATGCCAGTCGCATCAGCCGGGGGTGCTGCTTCGCTCTTGGGTGGTACCGGCGGTTGTGCCGGTGGTTGAGGTGGTGCCGGTTCTCCGGCAATTTGCCGCATGATATCCTCTGGATCCACGCCCTCAATACCTTTTAACGCATCTAATTCTGCTTCTCTGCCTTGTAATCCTGGTTTTGTCATAGCAATGAGTTTAGTTACAAATATAGTTTATTATGCCGATTGTGCTACTGGTGCCTGTGATGCTACTGCAGTCTTTTCGATGGCGTTCATCGTTGACTGAAGAGCAATCTTTTCTTTCTCCCTGGTGTGATTCAGACCTGCGTATTTCTCTTCCAATTCTTTTAACGCAGTCTCAAACCTAATCTTTTCGTCAGTCTCAAACCTAATCTTTTCAAGTTCACCCTTCTGCTTTGACTGTATGCCTTCCAATTCTCTTTGCTTGTCCAGCATCATATTTTCTCGCTGAAGCTGCAACTGCTGTTCTTTATTTTTTGTACTCCGATAGTTGAGAAATGCTTCTGCATATTTGAGATTTCCGTTCTCAAGTAATCTCTCTATAAGCAAAAAGTCAGGTAACTCGATTCCTTTGTTGCCATCCCTGTCAGTTGCCATAGCCGCTATCGCTGCCTGGCGAATGGTTTCTTTTCGTTTCTCGGTAGGTTTGGCCTCGTACTTGATATAGTAATTGGCATCAACGACATCGGCTCCAACACTGATGATCTGTACTCCGGCCCTGCCCAGAACCGGTACATAGCCATCGTATGCCTTCTTGTTGTGCTTTATGAGTAACTGCATACGAAGACATACATTCTTTGCCACCCTCTCTTTTGTCGTGATATAAGCGTTATAGATAGGCCGTAAGGCATTGTTTGTAGCAGCAATAGCCAGTTCTGATCCGCCAACGGATTGTTCCGGATTCGGATTAGACGCATCTGCGACTTGGTTGACACCTGTTACCTCCCTGATGAAGTTGATATACAGGTCAAAGATCTTAATAAACTCATCAAGCTGCTGGCCCAGACCTCCACTGAGTTCCTGAATAGGCCGGTAGCCTCCCGGTATGTTTGGCTGACCCTTGTGGGTCGTGGCTTTGTAGAGTAAGTCTCCACTCTGCTTCCGGATCTTCAATATTTCCAAAGGCTCCATCTTGTTACCGCCAAGTTTCATATTCTGAAGGGCGGTGTATTCGATAGAGATACCGGGAGGGGCGGCCATCGCCAGCGCATTTTGCAGCTTAATGTGAGCCAGTGCTATCTGGTGCAAGCACGGCTCGGCAGACATAACGATTGACTTATCTGGTCTTTTATAGAAATGATAGGATAATGCTACCTCTTTACCCTCTGGCCTGGGTATGTCGTGTTGTAGGCCGAAATCATACATAACGTCTGTTCCAATAACCCACTTAGCCTTGTAAACGACATGAATATCATAGACATTTGTTTTCTTCTTCTCTGTGTCTCTGACCATTCCCCAATCTTCTTCATAAGTAAGATCTTCGCCATATTGTGTTTTCCTGGTAGTCCAGTATTCGCTATTGACTGACTTCCATTCAAAATCCAGGACATCAATTTTGAAATTACCCCATTTATAAGTAGCATCCTCGCAAGAAACACCTATGTCAAGATCGCTGAGAGTAATGTTACCATTAATCCCGTTGTATTGTTTTGCCAGTTTATTAATAACTGTCCGGTCAACACTTGGATCCTGCTTAATGATCGTTTCTACGGTTTCCTGCACAATCTCCCCGGCATATCTCATGTTCCTGTGATCGTAGGAACTGGAATACTGGCCTACAAACATGGCGGGATCCACGTACCTGGTCTTTACCTTTCCAACATAGTTGTCCGTATAGTCTTTTACACAAATGGCGTTGAATGTAACCATGTCACGGACCATCTTCATCTTTGTCTGTTTCCAATCGGAGATGTAAAAGGTATAATCAAGACCCTCTTCCATCTCTGTCTCCCGGCTCAACTTAAAGCCTCCCATGCTTGTGTAGAGATCCAGTTCCTCAACACTCTCCGGCATAAACTTCTTTCTTTTTTCCAGGCCCAGGCCGGCTTCGATCTCATTCACCATATCTGCAAACTGCATGTCAAATGCGGTACGCAACTTCTGTTCTTCTTTTTCCTTGCTGCTTTTTGGGTCAACGGCTGTGGCTACAACCTGATGCTCTGTCTGCTCCATCATGCCCTCGATCACGCGCATGAACTTTGGCATTACTGAGAATACGTCAAAGTCCACGTTCATGTATCCTTCCATAGCACCATCTTCCTCACTCTCATCCAGAAGGATCTTTTGATACTTCAAAACATTCTGGTTGCCGTTGGCTAGGTCACGGAGTTCCTGTATCTCTTTAAGTCTGTTGTAGGGAATACATGTGAGGTTTTTCAACCATTGCGAGACAATGGCCTCGGCCCATTTTTTTGCCCAACTCTTCCCCTTCTTTTTCGGATTAATATTATCGTCTGGGAACGGATATGAGCCTGTGCTATACTGGTCGTATGGTACTACCATTCTTAAAAATTTTTATAAAGTTAGATTTTTATTTCGGCTTGTAATATCTTTTCTTGATGTAAGCGTCTATCTCGTATTCCTGTTCATCCAACTTCGCCATCTCATCATAGATGCCGTGTGTGCCAAGCAACGCATATCCGCCTGCCGTAAACAGGTCATAGTTAGTCATATCTTCCGGCCCCTCAATGTCTCTACATTCTTCCAGGACTTCGATATGTTTTTCCGTATCTGCCTCGTTCTCTATCCAGGTCATCCATTCGGTGAAGATATCCTGTTTGATCTTTTCGCTGGTCTGCCCTCCGGGTGTCTTGCCAAACTCAAAGGTTTTTGGATCCACTTTGTAGAGCAAGTATCCACCATATCCTCTTTCATCAAAATAATCCCAGAGAAACGGTACGTTTATTTCCGGAAACATCTGTACTCCGTAATAGACGCACATCTTTATCATGTCCTCGCCATATTCATTCTTGTCAAATGTCCTGTTGGCATAGGTACATGCGAAGTTGCGCCTCAGACTGAAATCGCCATCCTTAAGTTTTCCTTTCTTAACAACGGCACCGCCACCCTTTGATTTGCGGTTCCCCTCTGTCTTATTGAACTTAAACGGGTCCCCTCCGGCCACACCCCATTGAGTGTTCCCTGGCATCCATGTCTCTTCGTCCTCGCTCCAATATTTGCGATTTGCCTCTCTCTCTTCAAGTTGGTGGCTTACAACGAATTTTCCAGTAGGCTTTAGACGAAAAACGACATCCGAATCTCTTTTGTTATCCTTCCACTCAAAATCTCCCCTGGTTGTCATTGCACGGCTGAATGACAGGTCATCAATGTATGTCTCCAACTTATTCATATTGAATCCGGATGACTTTGCTGCTGTGCGGAAACACTCTGCAAACCTTATCGGGTATAGCCGGATCTCTTCCGAAAGACCTTCCTGGTCTCCGGCATCTATATAACCTTTCCTTCGGTTTAGAAGATATTCTCTGGCTCCGATCTTATGTCCGATATACTCTGCCTGGCGTTTATTTGGTGTTCCGACAACACTCATCCCATACTCGTCAATGAATCCCTGTAACCCATCGTCCGCAGGAATGAATAAGACTGCCAGTCCGGATCTCGTTTGCCCGTTTGGAGTCCTGATGTAGTAATCACTCATCATGCACTGATGTTTGAATACACGGCCACCACCACGCTCCATCTCGCCAACGGTTGAGGTTTTTATAGTATATCCAATGATCTCAGATCCCATGACCAGACACTCTTTGACAACCGTGTGCCGGTCCCAACACGACAGACCTTTCTTTAATTTACCAACCTCGTCATCGTGATGGAAGTACAGTTTATCTCCGTCATAGGCTGACGGATCGGCCATTTCGTAGTTTATGCCAGACTCAAGACCCAGTTCTGATGTTGACAATGCTCCCCGGCTTGACAATCTCTTTGCCGGTGGAGAGAAGGATAGTTCTGATTTTGGAGAGGTAGATCCTTCATAGTTAGGTTTGAAGAAGAATGGCAGTTTTTTCCAGGGTCCTACAAGGTGTCTCAGGAAGCATTTGCGGGACTGTTCATCATTCATGGATTGGATGCCTCCCCAGGCTCCCATCGTGCGACTGATGATCTCGTAGTTGATACACTCGGCCTTATATGTGGCTCCTTCCCTACGGTGTTTGGGATAATTGAACCCGTAAAACAATCTTTTGCCAAACTCTATCCACTCATATTCCCCGGCATTGTTCTTTACCGCAAACCCCTTTCCATCGCATCTGGGTGCTTTTGTCTCATTAAAGATCTTTCGTGCAAATAAGAAGAACCTGCGGTCTCTGTCCCTGTATTTTGGCAGTCCAACGTCAATGTTCCACCACGCGCAATAGAAATAGTGCCATCCATCTATGTATGTCGGCACCCCGTTGTTAAAGAACCAGTATCCATTGAGCCTGTAATACCAGGATTTTTTCATAAACTCTATCTCATGCTCGTAGATATCCTTGTTATTCTCTATCTCGGCCCAGATCTCGTCAAGGGTTTCATATTTTATCTGAAGTTCCTTGAGTTTTTTTGACAGTCTTGGCGGTTGCCATTTCTGTTCTGCAGCCGGTAGGCCAAATCCGTCTATCAGATGATAGTCCGGTGCTTCAGGAAGATCTATTTTTATCGGGATAAGATCTTTGTCATCCTTATTTACCCATACAAATCTGTCCGCATAGTCATACTGCGCCAATATTGTTGGATTAACCTCTCTGCCATATCTCTTTAAGAGTTGTAGTGGCCCCATGACTAGTTATGGACAAAAAGTGGTTTCTCTATATGGATAATCTTCAATGCCATTTTTCTGCATAATGCACCACATTCTACGGCAAATGTACCATCTGCCGAGTGGTTTGTGTTTTTAAAGCCAATCTTCTTTGCAATATCCAATCTGGTTATAAAGGATCCCATGTCAATGTAGTCTATTCTTAACTGTGACTGAAGGACTCCGTACTGAAGATATGAATGAAGGGTGTCGCAAAAGACAAGTCCTACACGGGTAGTACAGAGCCTCAGCATCATCTCTACAAATTTCGGAACATAATAGTTGTCATCATTGGTTATGAGAAGATAGTCTGAGTGGTTGAATGGCAGTTTTTTTAACTGCAAGTCTCTGTTAGGATGGCCAAAGCTGCCATTTACAGATGGCGTTTCTATAAAAGTTATCCTTTTATCCTGTTCATATTCGCGCATGTATATTATCATTTCATCCGGTGCCGGTCCGTCATGAACGACATACAATCTCCATCGCGGATCTGTCTGAAGCTGCAAACTGGTTATGAGAATACGCAAAGGCAATGTCCTTTGATAAACCGTGCAGATTATATGTAAAATGCCGGTCATCTTTTTCGGTAGTTATTCTCTGGATAAACGAGGTTATAATGCCCTCTTCCGGATATCAACCTCTCTTTGCTGTTGTATCCGGAGTTGTGTATTTCAAAGGCTTTTGCCTCCTTGTTTGAGCCGATCCAGAACTCTCTTTTAAAACGCCAGGGATCATCGAGATAGGAATGGTCAAGTGTGTTGATATAATCTGTTCTTGCCCACCAAAAGTTTCCGGAGAAATGCGGCCAGTATCCCAGGGGAGTATCTTTATTCCACATCACTCCGCAGCAATCATATCCTTTCTCAAGAATCTTTATGCTGTCACACCATTTTTCTATGGCAAAATATTCCATATATCTTCTCCATGATTCTGTTGGTGCGGTGAGTTGAGTAATGCCTTTAGTGTGAAAATAGCAAACATAGTCTCCGGGGTTTTTTGCCGAATAGTCTCTTATAAACTTTAAAGTATCGGACTCATCTTTGTTATCGTCATAGACCATGATGGTGATCTTAGAACTATCCATCGCGCTATCAATCTTTCCACAGAACCACCTTAACCACTCCAGATGCTTGGAAGACTTTTCTGTTTTCGGATTAATTACCCCAATATAAAATTTGTCACATGCTTCTAACAGGCCCGAATTGATTACGTTCTCCATCTGGTCGGTAATCATGTCAACACAATGATCTATCAGATACACATGATAGGCAGCAACGATCTTTTTCATAATATCTTGATATCGGGAAACATTACAATGAATTTTCCATCATACTGACCTTTTAAAGACTCGATGATGTAATCACGAAAGTTATGAGCCAGGATAAGGATGTAGTCAATATGGTTGTCTTTTAAAACATCCCGGCTGACTACCTCTATGCCGGTGCCTGGCACGAACTTATTTTGTTTGAAAGGGGTATCATCAATGATGAACTTCATAATGGAATAGTCAATTCCGCAAGTGTTTAGAAACACACAACCCTTTGCGGCCGCACCAAACCCTGCGATGACCTTTCCCTGAGAGATCAGGTCCGCAATGAACTTCTGAAACTCCTCAATCTTCTGGTGTGTTCGTTTGCCCCATTTTATGCAATACTCTTCCGTAAGTGTCTTTTCAAGATTGAGAAAAGATGCTATGGTGGTATCCGGTGTTCGTGATGATGTTTTCTTGGCACTCAAGACCCGGAGGGTGCCGGCGTGCATGTCGTGGTAAGAAACATTGATGACCTTTAACCCTTCCTGGTCAAGCAGATCTATGATGTTTTGCAGACAGTAGTAGTACACATGTTCGTGATAGATCTGGTCGTAGTTGTCGTTGGCAAGGGTTGTGAGGATATATGGAAACTCCAAGCACCATATTCCATCGTTTGTGAGTGACTGCCGGATCCCGCGGACGAAAGACCTGATAGGTTCGGTATGCTGAAATACGTTTGTTGAGGTGATAAGTTTTGCCTTATATGGCAATCTGATCTTATCGTCAAAATACTCGCAGATATATTCGATGCTGATCTCCTTATTGATGTCAATGAAGCTGCGGCTGCAATCAATGTTGATGTATGTTGGGGACCGGTTCTCTTTCTTAAACTCCAAAAGAAGGCTTCCATCATTGCCGCCAATATCCACAACAATATCATCCTTCTGCAATGTGATAAACCACGACAGGTAATCATACATGTTGGCGCAATGGTCCAGGTATGGCTTGTTGACTCCGGAACGGTAAAGATAGTTCAGAAAGATGCCGTCCCGGTCAACACACTCGGTCAGGCTGGTCAACTTACTTTCCGGGAAGAATTGAATAGCCAGGGGAAATTTTTCGCAGTCAAGAGATTCTTGCATTGTCAGGCAAAGGTTATTTACCAATGGCACTTTGCCCAGGTTAAGGTATTCTACGGACTCCTTACTTCCACTAATTGGACATTGGGTTATTTTCATGGTTTTGAGTATATCCAATATTCTGCATTAAAGCGATCTGTCTGATCTATTTCGGAAAGTGGTTTTAGCCGTGATAATCTTTTACGATCAAACCAAAAGTAATTTCCGGAAAATCTTTTGGGTATAGACAGGTAGTTTACCGAAGAGATATCATATCCTGTTTCAATAAGATCCTTATGATGCTGCCACTGACTGAGCATTATGAAATTAAGAAACATCCTCTCTTTCGTCTGCATGGTATCTTTTGGCCTGGTTACACCTTTGAGATGAAAATAGAAACCAACATAATTACTGGGGTCCTGCTCTATAAGTTTCAATGTGGCAAACTCATATTCAAGAGGATTTGTTGTTTGATAGCATAATGCAAACTTCATTTTTGGATATAATAATTGCATTAATTTATCAATATCTTGTTGTGATCCAATACATCCCATCTTAATCTCGGCACAACTATCGTAGAGATGGGATGCAACCAATATATTCAACTGTTCATTTACGATAGCCTCCCAGTTGTTGATGAGGTACAGATGCCAATAGCCTTTTATAATCATGTGTCCTTGATTGAGATTGGTGATTCTCCGTTCTGTGTTTTTTTCGCAATATCCTCCGGTCTTAACTGCAATCGCTCATCCTCCATGTAACGTAGGATCTCATCCTTGAGATATGGATTGTTATCCTGGTTGAGTATTTCCATAAGCGTATCTTCCAACTCCGTCTGAATATTTCGCGCGTCACCGATTTGCTTTGTAGATCCTCCCATGATATCCAGCATGATTGAGTAGTAGGATGTCTCGATGCTAACAAGGAAAGCATATTTAAAATTTCTGTGGAGTCTGACATATTCTACTATTTTTTGATTTACAATTCTGTTTCTTCCTTTCAGTAGATCTTCTATTGGTGGCGCAAAGATACCTCCTCCGGTGTCTTCAAATCCTACATCGTGGGCCACCTCAATCTTTCTCTTCAGGACATCGGAGTATTTCTTCCGGTAGGGGGAGTTCTTATCATACATGCAAAGGATATATTTCAACAATAGATCGTTGTCGATGCCCTCTCCGGGATCCAGCCGGAACGCGCGGACCTTGGCCAACTCCTTGTAAAACTTCAGCACACCGGATCCCTCCGGTACCCTGGCCGGATTATACATCATCTGGGAAAACTCTCTCTCGTTGAACTGGCTCTTCATAGTTTTGCAAAGATATATCTGCGCTGAACTCTCCAGTATTTATTCCCTCCGTCAATGTTTGCATGAAGGTCATACTCCAATGGCAGATCAGTAATCTTCTTCATCACAACCATGTCTCCCGGATTGATAGATACCCCTTCATCCGTATGCCCGTCCACATAAGCCTCATTTGGCCGGCCTAGGTATTTTACTTTTCCGTAAACAACTCCGGTAAGCGATTTTTTATCAGAACGAAACATGGTCAGGCCAACCTTCTCCATCCTCTTATCCTGGGCATTGATCTCCGGACTGTCACATGGCTCGATCAGACAGTAACCATTGATAGGAACTATTATCCCATCTCTTACTGCGGCAAAGATATTCTGGTATTGTGTCCAGATGTATTTCTGGCCATCCTCTACAATGGCTCTCATTGTTTCCGGACGCAATGCGTTGACAACGGCCAGGTAATAGATCACAACCCTGTCACCTAACCTGAGTTCAAGAGGTGTTTTCCAGGGCATCCCTATGTTTGGGATCCCAGTATAAGAAAGTCTTTTGGGAAGACCGTAGACAATACCTGTAACCGTTGCATGTTTCTCAACCTCGAAGGTGGTATCAATGTATAGTTCGGTTCCATTCTTAAGTTTAATCAGATCATTGTCCTTGTCTAATCTTATCATTACGAAGTTGCCGAATGTTTGCTTGTGCTGCATAATCCTTGTTCTTAATTGCTATTGTCTGTCCGTTAATTTCCTCAAACCTTATCTGTCCTTTCTTCTCAAGCGTTTTAAAACGGTTAGCCATCGCCCTTTTATTCTTGCGTGACATGTTTTTAAACATGAGCAGTTCTGTCTTTCTGAGATTAATGTTCTGGCCGTTGTATTTGATTACCACATAGTCGTTGATAACCTCTGTTGCCTTTGGCGGTTCCGGACGAGATACTGGTTTGGTCCACAACCAGTATCTTATCCTTCTCCATAACTTTTTCAGAAAAGTTACCATACCGGAGGTTTTTGAGATTTAAACTTTACGTTCAGATCTGCAATTTCCTTCTCGCCTTCGGCAACCACCTTGGGATTATCGCTCTGCATCTTCGCGCGCGCAACAGCCATTGTGGTTTTGATGTCATCCATCGTAAGCCGTTTCTCCGGCTCTGGTGGTACAGGAATAAATTTTGGTTTTTCTTCCACTGCTGGAGCCGGCACCGATAATTCCTTTACGATGTCTTTCTTCACAACGGGTTTTTTTGCCACTGTCTTTTTCACTACCACCGGAGGCGGTGTTACTTTTTTCTGTGTCAGTTCTTTTTTCTTTGTCATAACTCTTGATTTTAATTGGTCAGTCAAATTTATGAAAAAACCCCCTCATTGGAAAAACGAGGGGGCCGTTCTTGCTATGAACAAGAAAGCAGAACATACAGTCGGCATCTGTATGGTGTCAAAGTTATATCTTTTTCCTTGTTCCATTAAATTTTCAGGTAAGTATGTTTTACTATCGTTCACCGGTTAATAGATCTGCACGAAATTGTTCCAACTCTTTCTCCAATCTTTCATCCTCAATTTTTTTTCTTTTTTCAAAATCAGCAAAAGATTCTTCTTTCTTATCATTCTTAATCATTCTTGTTTGTTGTTGGTTGTTTGTTGATTGATTGTTAATTGGTGTGTTAGTTTGTTTGTTGGCATCGCTTTCCTCGATTTGATAAGCATCATAGTTGCAAATAGTTATAATACTATATTTGTTTGTTGATTTGATTGTTATTTCGCCTGTTGATTTTAGACGGCCTAAACTCGTTCTAATTGACTGGTAACTGACACCAGTTGCGCGTTTGATGCTATTTAAACTGCTGATTGTTGATGCTTTGTTGACCATAATGCCTTTCCACTTCTTATCTTTATGATTCACAGTGAGTAATAGGTAGAGAAAAATTCGGAAAGTATTGTCGTCTTGAAACCACTCCCAATTCAGTATTTTTCTGTGTATTTTAATCCATCCTTCCATAGTCACACTTTTAAAGGAGAGGCGTTCCCCCCAGGGGTGTGACATCCGCGTTTGGCAACAGCAGATCCCTGGGGAGTAGCCTCAGTATTTTATTGATAGTCACACTATTTTTTATCCTGCAGAAGTCCATTCTTCTTGCAAAACCTTGTTACTCGTTTATAAAGTTCCGGTTCCTCAAGCTGTAAGCGCATATTCACCCTGCGCATCATCGTGTAATCCCTCTTTGTGGTCCCCCATAGATGAGTATATTTTAACTTATCAGGGATCACGGTGACATCTTCTGCAATAACCTTGACCTTCTTGCGGAGATTGTGCATCTTGATAAGGCTGGCAGCGAAATACTGCTCATGGAAGAGGTTCTGGTGGATCAGTACGCCCTTATGTTTTCGGAAAAAGATATCCTGGTTCTCTTCGGCAAAGATGTATTCCGCGGAACACTCAATCCACTCCTTAAAGAACTCCAACTTATTACCCCCACAGATCCCGCAGTTGTAGGCAAAGTCCAAAACTTCGTTATCAACAATTTTCTGAGGCTTTACCGGAGCATCAGCGAAACATGGCCGCATCATGTCGTAATACTTATAGCCGTCCAATTCCATTGGCTCATGGCTCTGGAAGCAAAGATCAGCCTTGAGGATACGTTTGGGCAGAGGATCCCAGAGAAACACATCATTGTCAATATGCACGAAAGGTACTTCCTGTTCGTTATAAGCAAGGAGTTTGCCATACGCCCAGAAGAAGGCCGACACTCGGTTCATCTCCTTCAACTTGTCGTTATAATGGGTTACTGGTAGGCCGATCTGTTTAAACATCTCGATAGCCCAGGGAGTGCTGACCATGTGGACCTCTTTAAAATGTCTTGAGGCACACCATACAGCCAGTGCGGTAGTGTATAGGAAGTCCGAATACTTTACGAATCCGCACTTGTTTACAAAATCTTCATCAGAATTGAAATAGGAAAAAACCACTCTGTTTATCATAATTGCCGATATTAGGATAAAAAAAGGGGGAGGGTTAGAAAGTCAGGTCAGACCCTCCCCGGAAACATGGAAAAAAGTATTAAACAAAAAGACCGCCAATGGCGTCACCCAGGTAATAACCCGTAGTGTTAGCATATCCACCGCAAAGGATGTCAACTGCCGTATCGAAACGCCACCGCAGTTCATTCTTATCAATGACTTGGGTTACGCATTTGTGGATGTGGTGATACTGATCACCGTCCTTGTATCCCTCCGGCTGGTAGTCCAGCTTCTCGGTTGCGAGAATTTTGAGGTCTATTTTTCCCTGAACATAATTTATTGCCATTTCTTTATTTTTTTAAAGAGTTAAACATCATTAAACAAACAAGCCACCGATTGCATCTCCAAGATAGTAGCCAGTGGTATTGGCATAACCGCCACAGAGTATATCAATGGCTGTTGCCCACCTCCATCTCCAGTCATTGTAGTCCATGTTGATTGGACGGCATTTATGATCCTGGTTCCATTGCTGTTCGTGGTGTTCAACACCTTGTCTCGTCTGAGGATTAGACTTGTCCACCTCCAGGCACACCTTGGCATGAAGGTCTATATATGATCTCACATAAGTAGTTGCCATTTTCTTAAGTATTAGTTATTAAATTAGTGGAATTTCGATGTGTTTGATGATGCCATAGGCAATCTTGTTGCCGTCATTGCCAAAAGGAACAACATACAGATCAAGTCCACCTAACAGGGCCACATCCATATTGGCCGTGATCTTTTCAGTTGTCGTACTGGTAACAGGCGTTTCTGCTGCTGCAACAGTTAGTGCAGAGGAGAAGGACGGATCTGTATCTACAAGAAAACCACAGGTAGTTGCAACATTATTGCTCTCTACTTTTGCGGAAAAATACAGCGTCATTGTATCTGTATCAAGGATGAGATCTCCCATCCATACTTCTACCGGTGGCAACGTAGCCAGTTCCCATCCTCTCGTCAAAACAAGGTAAGCATCAGCATATCTTCCCTGATACTCATTCAAAAGAAGTTCCATCATCGGAAGATCCTTTACAAACTTCTCCTGTTGACGCTCACGGCCGGGACGTTTCTGTATTGCCCCCTTGTTTGTGTCCCAGGTGATTCTCTCTTCCAGAAAACTAAACCGGGTCTTTATCCTCACATTTCTCAGATGTGAGGCGGTACCCTGTCTGGATCCAATCGTAATTCTTGCCATTTTTCACTTGGTTTTAAATGGTTACACTCAAAATTATCGTTATAAAGTTAAGTCTTTTTCCGTAGTAGGGCGTAGATGTTCTTATTTTCTTCATCATCTACCGATCTCTCACAGATAATGAATGTGAATCTATCAGGACAGGTTGCCCCTGCCGGTCGTGATGTAACAGTCCAGGTCTTATCCATCACCAACGAAGCCAGATCTACCGAATTAAACACCGCGCCACCTCTTCCATTCTTTCTTAATCGGTAGGTACTGCCTACTGAAATAAAAAACTCACTGGGGACATCTCCCTGAAAGACATCCACCAGTGAGCCGTGACGAACATTTAATCTGACTAACGCCACATTTGACAGTATGACCACCCCACGCCTGGTAAATGATATCGTGGCTAACTTATTATGGCTCTTGTTGGCCAATCCCTCCCTGGTCAACCGAACAAATTTCATCTCCCATCAAATATCTTACCCCAGATATTCTCGTTGTAGTGCCTCTTTGGATTAAATTGGTTCTTTTTGTGCAGCTTTGGGTAATCTGCCCTCTCTTTGGCAGCCTTTGTGTCATTGTACGCAGCACACTTGCTCGTAGCAGTACGGTAACTTGAACACGACATCAGTAACAATGTCATCACAATTAATAACGCGATCTTTTTCATAGCAATATGGTTTTAGGTGTTATCTTCATTCTTTACAACAGGTGGCATAACCTTAATCTCCGGTCCCTTCTGTTCGGTCTTATCCACCTGCCCGGATACTAATCGTAGCAACTGATCAACCTCCACCCCTTCCCTGGCTACTATCACCAGGTACCAGTACAAGACATTACTCATGCTGATGATCTTGCTCATCCTCTCATACTCCCCTCCAAACTTATTCCGGGGATCCAGACTTAAATTCATCAGTAACATGGCATCATGCAGCTTGTTTAGGACATCCTTGCCATCTTCTGCCTTTAACTCCTTCATCTGTGCAACCAACTCTTCTACTGTTCTCATATCTCTTAGTTTTTAGTTCCTGTTATATCCACTCATCCTTTCCCTTCCATTTACCCTCTGCTTTCCCTTATACAGCGTAAAACTACGAAAGATCATATAATCCCCCTCTACTAATACATCCCTCTTCTTCCTGCTGAATATGTACGTTAACCGGTCCCTCTTTATTCCCGTCATCCCTTCCAGTGTTACCAGGTTCGTGCAATTACTCACCATACAGTCTGTCAAATCATCCGTTATCGCCTTTCCCCCCAGGCAAACTACTGTGTAAATCCTCTGTATCCTCTTCCGGTTCATAATCGTGTAAAATCAGCCATTACAACTTAGCGGCCCGTACACTTGCAAAGCTAATTTAATTTACGACATAGGACTACGCAAAATGGTAAAAAGTTATTAACAAGTAATTAATTTTATACCAAAGTGAGCGTCTGCCTGCGGTCTATGTATATATTTCAGGCTCGGTCGCGCGAACCCAAATCGGATTTGCGTACCCGCCCCCCCTGCCTGGGCCTCTCCAGGCGTTTTGTGTCCGTGCCTTTAAAGTGGTTCTGCCCTGTCCAACAACAAAATAAAGCGTTCTGACCTGTTGTTGATAGGGTAGGGGAGAGGATCTATAAACACAATGCCTTCATGTTCTATTTAACATAATGATAATTATGGGCAATGTAGTCAGCCATCATGTCATGCCTGTCTGAGTGTGTCATCCCTGCATCCTGTGAGCCTGTAAATGTGGCCTCTTTTGTGCTTGATACAATTCAATGAACGTACATAATGAATGGTGTGGATGATGCGTTAAATGGGTTGAAATGCTTAAATTTGCGTGTTAAATGGGTTGTTAACCTCTTGAGAGTTGCATAAATGAATGAGAACCTGTCCCCTGCGCCATCCTTGCCTCCTTCTCTGGCTTATCTGTATTCAAACCTATCAATGGAAGAACAAAGGGTCTTTCATAAGGTGTTCAATAGTATGTGGGGTGTTGTTGCTCCCTTGAAGCGGTTCGTTCATCATGGTGGTGTCATGTATGCCTATTGGGTTGCTGATAAACTGCGTGAAGAACATAACCTCACCAATGTGGAGTTATCCCTGCTCATGTATTTGTATCATGTGTCTGGTGGTGGCAGACAGGTCATTGATGGTGTAGATCTCCTCGCTGCTCCCTCCTTCCCCTGCTCGTATAACTATTGGATGGTGTTGTCCGGTCAGTTTAAACAACGTGGTTATATCGTGCGTTCTGTTCGTAACCCTGCTAAACCATATACATCTGGGTATCGTGCAAAGGGAATGAGATACATAAGACTAACCGACAAAGCAATTAACTTGATACATGATATGGATAGAGAGTTGTACAGGCGGTTGCGGTCTTGTACGTTCAACGATGTGGTGTGTGGATATGGAAAAGGGCAGATATAACTCTGCCCTCTGTCCTGTGGTCTTATTTGAGGTTTAAATAACTCCCATTGCAATCCCCTGTTTCAGCATGTACTCTGAACTGCACCAATGTATTTGATTAATGATAACATTGATGTTCGTCTTGTGGTCTGCTTCATTGCCTTCATCATCCATGCCAATAATCATTGACTTGCCAAGAATAGCATATACAAAGCCATTGAACATCCATCCGGCCTGTGGTGCATCCTCATTGAACTCAATCCATGCCTCTTCGTTGCAGTATAGCACATCTCTGTTAGGATAAGTGATAGGTGCTTCAATCATGTGGCAGTCTAAGAGCCTGTAAATGTCCTTGAGGCTTCCGGTTGTTTCAACCTGTGTTACTTCCTTTGTGTCTGGGTTAATTAAAATTGCTTTCATTGTCGTGTGTGTTTATAGGTTATTAATCAGTTGCATTAATTCATCCGGTTTGCGGTCATCCTTGACGTTGTTACAGGCAAGTGCATAGAATATTGAACTCCCCATAACAAGATTGTCATAGGGGTCAATAATAGGGTCAATGGTCTTAATCTCATTGACATTTAACCATGTTGATTTTGGTTCGGTTGTCTTGAAATAGCGTTCTTCTTTTGAGTGCCATATCCATGACCATGTACATTTAAGAATGTGTGTTCTCATCTCCTTATTTATTAGTGTGTTTGACTTCAATTATAGCCTTCCAACATGAGTCGCAAACATAGTCAGAAGGGTATGGGTCTATGCAGTTCTGAAATGCCACCCATTGTTCGGGCGTGTACTCTGGGATTGCCTCCTGTTCTCTCCGGTAGTCACCTACAAATGACATGATTAACAGGGTAATGAATAAGGCCAACGTAACAACGATTAGGCCGATGTTCATCTGTTCTTCTACGTTCTTGGTTTTCATCATCTTGCGTGTTTTAGTGTGTGTTCTGCGTTGTTTGATACTGCAATATTATACTATATAATAACACGAACAAATTTATTTTGACGAATAGTTCGTTTTTTTTGACGAACGGATTTGTTGGTTTAATATATTAGTGTATCTTCACATCGTATTAATAACATAATAACACACACAATGAACACACGACAATTAGAATTGCAAGAACCAGATGCTAAACTGCTCTACATGGGTAAGTCAGCATTGTCAGACAGGGACATTATGTCTTTAATTCTGGCAGGGAGTGACAACAAGAACAAGGCTGACAAGGTATTGAAAGCCTCAGATTTCAATTTTGATAGTATGTCAAAGTATTGTTACACCGATTTGAAAGCGTTCGGATTATCCCATTTACAGGCCGTTCGCTGCATTGCAGTTATTGAGTTCGCCAAGCGGTTGAATATACACAGGGTTGACGAACAGACACAAATTAGGTCAAGTTCAGACATCTTTGCTTACATGTCCCCCATCCTCTCAGACCTTGACCATGAGGAATTTTGGGCAATCCTGTTGAACAGGGCAAACCGCATCATTAAGCGTGTCAAAATCTCACAGGGTGGCATAGCGGGAACGGTCACCGACATCCGCATATTGTTCAAACATGCCATTAATGACCTTGCCTGTGGCCTTGTGGTATGCCATAACCATCCCTCTGGCAATACCTCTCCCTCTGATAGTGACATCCGCATAACTCAGAAGATTAAGGAGACAGGGAACATTATGGACATACAGGTATTAGACCATGTAATTATCGCCAAGAGTGAACACTATTCCTTTGCAGATAACGGAACGCTATAACACTAACTAACACACAAATAACATGGAAACAATTTACATTTTCAACTACTCACCGAAGGCCATTGTTGTCGTGGGTGACACCAAGCCAATTCACGGACTACTCAAGAACGCAGGGGGCAAATGGAACGCCCGATTAACCGATTTAAGGACAGGGAACAAGTTTGGAGGTTGGGTATATCATCATACTCGTTTGGCTTCCATACAGGCCACATTAACGGCCAATGCAATCAAGTTCGCAATGGAGAGGCCGTCAAGCCTCTCCTCCCTCTCATCCACAGGTCGGGATTATATCCAAGACCCTGCTGAAATAGATGCTGACAACTTTTGCCAACGTAACAATATCTGAACATGGCACAGACAGGACTATTCACAGGCGAAGAGATGCGTGGTACAGGTCAGATGAACATGCTGAACTCCATAGACCACCAAGAGGACAGGATTAAAAGCCTCCGCAAACAGGTACACCATTACCATTATGATGCAGGGCATGGATGGTTAGAGGTGGAACTTGCTGACCTTTCAAAATTAGGCATAAGCCATGCTATCTCCGGTTTCTCATTCAGACATGGTGACAAAGCATATTTGGAAGAAGATAGCGATGCGGTTCTCTATATTAACACACTCTTCCCGAACCGACATGTTGACCCCGAATATCCGATATTTCAAGACCACATGAGGGGTATAAATGATGGTGACAACTCACACATCAGAAGATACGCACACTACAAATAACATGAACAACGCCTCCCTGCTACGGCAGGGGGGCATAAAAACAAAAGACAATGGCAATACTTATTAGAATTGGAGACAGAGTACAACGCAATCAAGTCGGTGACTATACTCATGGCCGTAGAGGAGATGTTGTTGATATTAATGGTGAAAGACTGAGGGTAAAATGGGATATGTTCCCAAGTGGTGTAATGATGAAAACCCCTGTTCGTACATGGGTGAATGTAAAGAGACTTGTTAAAATAGGATAACACACAAACATGAAAAAAACATATCATATATCAACCTACAAAGAGGTTTTTATTGAAGCAACCACCAAAAAAGAATGTATTGCTATAATGAAGCAATATGAGCAAAAGGGGTGGAAAGCTGATAAGCCTATTAGAAAAGGAGATTGGGATAGTTCTGGTTTAATTTACTATGTATTTATGAGTAAAGAAACAGGCGGATATATCAATGCTCCTCCTACCGACATAACTGCGAACCCTCATACATTTAATTAATAAATCTTTAAACACACAAAACAATGACAACTACACAGATTAGTACCAAAGACAACCGCACACCTATCTATTACATAGGTCTTGTGCGTGAAGGCCGTAAACTCATCATACAGGCCAAAGAAAGCGTTGATGAGTTATCATGTGAGATAACTGACTACTTAGGGCCAAGACAGGTAAGCAAGGCCACGATTGAGGCAAATAAGACCATCCTTCTGGAAGGCTTTAAGGCCGACCCGAAATACCGCAACTGCGACATGGTTGAGGTACAAGAGCCGGAAGAGGTTTACACAAGGCCGGAGGTCACAAAGTTCAAACAGATAGCATACCTTGAGCAGATGCAAAAGAAAATGATGGACTTAAACCAAAGTATGCACGACTTAAACATGCTTTGGCAGAAGGATATGCAGTTTGACTTGGATATGAACGATTATCTTGCCAACCAATACCCTTTTAACTTCTCTTTTGATGACCTTGTTATAGAGGCTGATGTTTGGTATCAGAAAGGTTGGGTTGCTTTAAATCAAAAGATAAAGGTATTGCAGGGGTATCCGGCTGATAAGGTGTACGGCACACAGAATAACGAGCAGAAGGTTGAAGAGCCTTCTGCTCCCTACTACACTCCCGAAGAGGCACAGGGCAAATGGATATGCGCCTACGATACAATGTGCGGTGGATGGGATTGTGTCCGCTATTCCGGTGGTGACAAAGATGGCTATCCTGTCCTGTATGGCAGTAAGAGAGAGGTTGAGGCTGATGATTTCTTTGATGGTGAGGATGACTTTGCAATATTGGCTACTGAGTTCATTGAAGGCCGCAAGGCTTTCTTTGGTGCTAATGGCCTACACATTGAAGGCATACCCATAGTTAAAGGCTACCGGATTAAGGGCAACAAGACAACCATGAGGGCAGAAGAACCGGAGGCAAAGTATGAGATTAAGGTTGCAAAGGCATGGCAGAGTTCGGAGTTCTTCCCAAATGGCCTTGACATCATTGCTCTGGAGTTAGATTACAGGGACAGAATAAAATTACTTGGTGCAATAGAAAAGTGCAAATTGTATGGCTATGACCATATAGCCGTTCATGCAGGGAGAGGAGCAGAATATCTCACAAATGAGGGAGATGAGGTTGAGTTTTACACCGATGTTGAGTATTTTAAAGTATTCAATGATTGTGTATATTTCTATGCACAGAGCAAGTATGATAGCGGTTGCCAAGTTGAAAGCGAACGCATTGTAATTACAAACAACTTGGCTATTGAGTTACCCGACCATGTTGAATACGAAGTTGAACAACAATAATAACACACACCATGAAAGCAACAGAGACATTTAAAGGCGTTATCAAGGCTTATTGCGATGAGAGGGCGTTATCAGATTTCCCCTTCTCTGAGGCATTAAAGAAGGCCGATAGGAACATTGAGGATTGTGTTACATACATTCTCAATGAGGTCAAGAAAAGCGGATGCGAAGGCTTTGCTGACCAAGAGATATTCAACATGGCAGTACACTACTATGAGGCCGAAAAGGTTGAGATAGGGGATAAGTCTATTAGTGCCAACGTGGTGGTGAACCATCATATTGACAAGCCAAAGCCAACTGCCATTGCCAAGTCAGACAAGAAGGCTTCCGCACCCAAGACAGAGAAGAAGGCAGATACCAAGCCAACCATTGCTCCGATGAGTGTCATCAAGAATATTACAGATAAGTATTTTGATGCCAAGAAGGAGGAAGAACCAAAGAAGGATGGGGATAAGCCTCAGTTCATTCAAACCTCATTATTCTGATACCATGAGGCCAAAGACAGAGATACAGAAGGAAGTTGACAGATATAGTCACCACCTTCACAAATTCACGGCAGAACAGAAGAGGTATGCCTACGACAATGTGTTTACTGCCCATGTCTATAAGACAAAGGACAAGGCCACCTGTCTGACA